TAAATCATCTAAGAAATTATCAACTATGTTTATCATCCCTTAATCCATTTTTTGCTAGGGCTCTTTGTGTCACTTGGTGACCACTTAACCTTGTCTGCCCAATATGCAGCACTCATATTGCCCTTAGATATGTTCTTTGCATGACGGCTCTTAAACGCCTCACGCTGACCAGCCGTCTGATTGGTCTTTACTCCCTGCTGACCAAAACGAATGAGCTTTACCTGATCACCCGACTTAGCAACCACGATATGGCTCTTAGTCGGATGACTTGGCGTTTTCTTAGGCTTATTAAAACCTTCGACTCCAGCTCGCTCTAATCGAGGGTCTTTCACTTTTTCATTTTCTTCATGGCAGCCTTCATTCCGTACTCCATGATCATCTCTTTTTTACCTTCTTTCTTCTCGTGTTTAGCCTTAGCCATTTTAGAAGGATACTTCTCGCCAGTCTTCTTTTCAACCATTTTTGCTTTTGCTTTCATGTTTTATTTATTAATTTATTTTTTTATCTTTTACAACTCTTCTAACAGGTTGTCCCTTATCGTTCATTCTAGTTCTTGACATACTTGTTCCGCCTCCAGGCATATTAAACCTCTCAGTCTCAACAGTGCCACCAAAAATAGTAGGTCTAACAGTTAGTGTACCAGGTACCTCTTGTCCGTCAAATTCTCTAGAGATATCGTAACGTTTCTTGTTAAATATATCAATAGCCGAATTCTTCATTGGCATATTGTCTTTTTCTTCTAAAGTAATTATACGATTCTCAAGGTTCGCTGCTCTTCCTAATATTCTATCAGCCTTCTTGTCTCTACCTTCGTCTACAGCCTTGTAACCCTTGCTTACAAGTTTAGCTTCTTTCTCTTTTAATCTACTGATTTTTTTTTTGTCATCAAATGGCATATCTTTTGTTTTTTAAAGGTTTATTTTATATCTTTGATACTATAATGCAAATATAATCAAAATGATTCAAAGAAGAATAAGAAAACAAAAAAAAGAAATCGTAGTTAGGTCAGAGGTCAAGCATGACTTCCTTAAGAATTGGGGACTGGTACGAAAGTTTACAATGTACGAGTACGACATAAAAAAGGTCAACGACCTTGAGATGATACTCTACCTATATGGTGAGCACCTATTCAACAGGACAACATTTAGAGAGTACGCCAACTTCATGCCATGGGACAAGGATAGATTCAACAGGCTGTATAGATATGGATTCATATCAAAGTGGAGGACAAAGGGATTTGGTGAGGCTGAACTATTCGAGCTGTCACCAATGGCTAAAAAGATGGTGTCTGGGATGCATAAAAAGCTGCTCGGTATAGACATGTTCCCTGAGACAAACCTACGGATCTATAATCAGACAGCCACCTTTTCACAAAAAACAGTGGCTATAGCCGTCAAAAGATTCAACAATAAACTTAAAGAACGCAAACAACGTCCTTCTCCTGAATCACCGACATCCTTTGGTCGCCTATAAGCACATCGTGACCAGATACCTTGTCAAATAGTATAACGTCACCACTAGATATTCCATCTATATTAACACCAGTCTCTATGACTGTTGCCTTGTGGTAACGCATGTCCTTTGAGTCGTCACCGCTGAGTATTAATCCACTCTTGGATTCTCTCTGCTCAAATACCCTCTCTATTAATATAAATCTATTTAGAACCTTCATAGTCTCTTATGTTTGTTATTATTGCGTCTGTACTCATTATTGTGGTTGCAACAGATACCGCATTCATCAATGCATTTCTTGTAACCTTAGTTGGATCAATAATTCCCATACCGATCATGTCACCGTAGCACTCGTTCTTCACGTCATACCCAAAGTTCCTACCGATTGGCATGTCTTCCAAAATTAAGTCAGGATTCTTGCCAGAGTTTAATACAATCTGCTTAAATGGAGACGCAACAGCGTTTAGCATTATCTTTTCAGCCGTAGTACTTACATCTGGAAACTCAAGGTCAAACGCATCTATCAATGCAACACCTCCTCCAGGAAGTATCCCGTCCTCTAGTGCAGCCTTAACAGCACACACAGCATCGTCAATACGGTCCTTCTTTTCTTTTTGCTCAATGTCGCTAAGTGCACCAACATATATGATACCAATTCCACCAGACATGTTTGCGATTCTCTCGTTTATAAAGTTTACCTCGTTAACGTCTGTAGTCTCAGCAATTGATTCCTTTAACACCTGAATGTTCTTGTCTATCGCATCAGTCATGGCTGGTAACGGCATAAATAGCGTCATGTCCTTGTTGACAATAACCCTAGAAGCACGACCAAGATCCTCAACCTCAATAACAGATAAATCGTCACCAGTGTCCTCAGAGAAGTATGTTCCGCCCAACGAAACAGACAAGTCAAACAACAGGTCCTTGCTCCTGTATCCAAATGATGGTGGGATTATGTTACAGGCCTTTATCTTGCCCTGTGCAACGTTCAAGTTTAACGTGTTTAGTGCAGATGCACTCAGCTGACCGATGATTAGTAACGACTTATTTGATGATATCACGTGAGCGATAACCTTCTCTATGTTTAGTATGTTGGATATCTCGTGGTCCGTAATTAATACATACGGATTGTCAAGTACACACTCCTGCTTTTTTTGATCAGTAATGAAGTACTTAGAAGAGAACCCCCGATCTATCTTCATTCCACTGATTATCTCTACATGTGTGCTTGGAGTCTGACTGTTCTCGACTGTAACAACGTTAACCTTTCCAAATGTGTCAGCGATCATCTTGCCAACCTCCCTGTCGTTATTCGCAGAGATGGTGGCAACGTCAAGTAGCTTCTTTCCACTTAATTTCTTGGACATCTTGCTCAACCTTGAGCAAATTTTAGTCGTTATCTCAGATATCTCACGTATCACCTCTGTAATATTGTCGGCACTGTCGATAATATTGTCAGCGTTGTCAATAATAGACTCTGCCAACACAATTGCCGTTGTGGTTCCGTCTCCAGCAACAACAGCAGTGCGATCAGCTGCCTGTCGCATCATCATTACAGCTAAATTTTCAGTTGGATCGTACAGATTGATAGACCTAGCGACAGTTACACCGTCCTTTGTGACAGTTATACCGCCAATGTGATTCTCGGACTCTATTAGTACCGTCCTGCCTCTTGCACCCATGGTGCTCTTGACCGCTCCAGCAATCTTCTTGATGCCAGACTTTAGTTTTTTTTGGCCGTCATCGCCAAAGTGAATCTCTTTTACTATCATTTAATTTAATTTTAATACAAATATAGCAATAATCGTGCTACTATTTTTTAAGTTTCTCTAGTTGAGAGTCAATTGTGTTACGATTCACTGGATTATTCATCATACTTGAGTAAGTATCATAGGCCTTATTGTACTTTTTTTGTGCCTTAAGGTCTCTTAAGCTACTTGCACCTTGAAATTCTGTTCTCCTAGGAGCTTCTGTAGGCATTCCCGTTTTAGTAGATGTTGAAATATCCCAACCCTTAGACTTGTCTATCTCTCCAAAGTTACCATTCGTGCCCTCCATGTAGTCTTTGTTGTAACCAGTCAACTTTTGTACAACCTTTGCCGCTAGTGTAGGAGACATTCCGCCTTTTCTGTTCTCACGCTTATATCCTGGTTGAATATACTCTGGAGCTGCTGGACCTTCATAAGAACCCTGAAGGCTCTGCTTTATATTTGGCGTAACTGTTGACCTTCTAATTGGCATAGATGAAGGAAGTGATGTGTCTTCTTTTTTTTGAGCCTTGAAAGTTAAATCAGGTGATGCGTAAACCAAAGAACTAGCCTCCACTGCATTTTTAGTTATGCTCGGCTTTACATCCTTAGGCTTAGACTTTACTACTGGGGTTGGTCTTACTGGCTTGTCATATACAATGCCTGGGAAAGAATGAGACTCTTTGTTTTTTGTTTTTTCAATAAACATTTCATCTGAACCGTATTGAGAAAGGTATATGTCCTTTGCTACTGGCTCACCCTTTGATCTAAATGACTTGTTGTACATTTCAACTGTAGCTGGTAAAGCCTTTTTTGGCTTACCCATTCCAGGATTACTAAATGTCTTAAGGTCAAAGTTATTGGTCTTATAAAATTTAGACTGATCTACATAGTTAGTGGAGTCAGACTGATACTTTTTATAATTGTCAGGGGGTGTTGTTTGAGAGGTCGTTCTACCTATTTTCATCTTTGCCATAAGACTGTTATTTTTAATATTAATATGTTTATCTCTAACTGGTACTCGTCAAAGAATTCGTCTGGGCAGAATAACTCAAACCCTAAATTAATGCCGTACCAAAATCTGTTTTCAAATAGTATACTCATGATGCAAATATACTAATTATTTTTTGACTTTTAATGTTTTAGATTTCATTGTGTTTCGGTTTGTGGCATTATTAAGTGAGTTTTTAAAGTTATCTTGGTTAATATCTTGACCTGAATCAGACGCATTAACAACCTTTTGCCAAGGAAAAAAACCATAAGCTGATTTTTTTAGACCACTTGCGGCACTTGATAAGTACTTTAATTTTCCTAACTTACCTAATGCTGGTACAGCACCAAACATATCCATAGATTGAGTAAAGGAAGGTAATGCAGACCCTGATTTATCCCAGGCCTTCTTTGCTCTTGATGCATCATCCCAAGAAGCTATTCCCGTAGGATCAAAAAACTCTACTACGTTTTCTGTTAAATTATCTTTTTTAATAAAATCTTTGCGATCAACTACTATATTTTTAATTGGCTTGCCAATTGGCTTTTTATTAGATAAAGTTTTTTTGCCGTAAGACATTAGATCCTCAACATCTGATTTAACTACAGAAGGTTTGTTTGTCTTTTCTCTTGCCGTCCAATTTTTAACGCACGTCTTTCCATCCCATACATAACCAGATGGGCAACTTGAACTTTTGTTTTTATTTTCAAACATTTGTTAAGGTTTATGTTTCTGCAAATATACTAAATATTTAGAACTTGTGGGTAATATATAGGTTTGACGATGAGCTGGCCAAAAGGAAAACGATTTAAAAATCGATGGGGGGGGTCTGCATTTTGAACTTTTGGTTGGGATATTCTAGCTTTTTATAGGCAACCCCCTCTCAACCTTGCTACCTATAGGTCGATAGGTCGATAGGTCAGCTACACGTCACCTCAGCCGATAGCACGACATATTAATCAGACACCAAATATGCGTGTAGTATAATTTACATTATGTTAAATAGAATAGCAAATCGGTCGGTCGGTCGGTTGATCATCTGACTTGAAAGGAAGCACGGAAATCTGCACGGAAAAATTACTAGATAGACTTACTGAAGAGAGCAATAGCCCCTATCCAAAATAAAAAACAACAAATATTAATAATTTAATGAAAAAAAAATAAAATACTTAACTATCAACCAATCAATACTTTACGAGCATATATTGGTGGGTTTATCTAAAGAAAATGAAAAAAAATGAAAAAAAATGCAACTTTATTGTAACATTATATATATATTTGCGTTATAGTATTCGAGAGGCCAACGGGCCTTGATTAAAATGGAATCGGTAATCCATCTCCGCACTGAAGTTCAGTAAGTCCCGAGAAACAGACCACTCCCCGAACCGAGGGTATTAATATCGGCACTAATCAGTAGTATAGGATACAAAACTACCGCTAAAAGACATAACCAAAGGTCGGAGGTGATAAATGTAAAAAAATAACCTACTTGTGAGGGTTCGATTCCCTCTATATAAGCGTGGTGCAAGTAACAAAAATAAGGTGCAGTTAGAGTGACTAATTAATATGAGCGATACATACTGCACCACTAACCAAATAAAACCTAGAACCCATGATTGAAAGTAAAATCATCAGAATTGAGAACGGCTATGAGATTATAGGCTATTTTCTTAACAAAGTATTAATCAAAACATCCCGAATGAAAGTAAGGGGATGGAAATAAAAAGTAACAATATGAATGCAACAATCCAATTCACTACAGCATACGGGAAGTATGTTGTTATGAGCCGTAATTTTAACGATGAAAATCACATGAACAATTTCATCAGTTATGTAAGTAAGAAGTACAGCTACACCTTAGACGAGGTGTGGTATTAACTAACAACCTAAACCCTAGAAATTATGAAAACTCACGAAAACAAAAACAAAACAAAACGCATTTGGTATGATACACGTTTAAGACTTTGGACTCTTCAAGATTTAGATAGTCAAGAAAATCAAATTGGAAACGTGGACTATTCTGTTGATAGAAAAAATGCTTTTGAATGGCTGAAAGAAGAAAGTAAATAAATTAACTAAACTAAACCCTAGAACTTATGAACGGAACAATCAGAACAACAACAATCACTGAGCAATTAAAACGCAATCAAAACTTTGTCGGCATCAACGATATCAAGCATCCTATACACGGGATAATCGATGTAGATAGAAGTAAGCTAGCAGACCTCCTAAAGTACGAGGAGGGTCACTTGATTCGATTCAAGAAAGAAATGTTTAGTAATAAACTAGAACTTATGAAAGTAACACTATTAAGAAGATATGACGAGAATGGAGCGTTCACGCACGACACAGACATAGAATTTGGAGTAGTTATTCCTAATAAAAATAGTATGTACAGATTTGCAGGAGCGTATGAATTAAAACCATTAAATATATTTCCTTGTCACAAATGTAATGAGCTCGTAGACGATACAGAAATAGACAATGCATTCTGTCCTCATTGCTTAGATTCATTATAAAAACAAAAGGTTAACTGAAGATGACTTCAATAGTCGAAACAGCACTCACGAGGTGCTGTCTTAACCAATTAAAACCTTACAAAATGGAAAAATTAATGTTTGGCTTGGCTATTTTCTTAGGAGGTGGCCTTGCAATTACCTTGCTATCTACGATAGTAATTCTTGTTATTGACGGATTCCCAAGTCTATCAATATGAAAGTACAAATCACAAGTAGCTACGGCTTCGACCACAACTGGACGTTGTGTGTTGACGAAAAAGAATTCTACCTTGGCCAAGACGTAAAGTTTTGCTCAAGGGTATTGGGTATGTCTCCATCCTATGTCGTACAACAAATAGGAAGCGGTGAACTTGAAGACCCAAAGGTAAACATGAGGCTTGCAAAATTTATTTTGAAGTCATTAGGATTGACCAAGAAAAAATTATTAACAATGAGCACATGGGAATTGTGTGCTCAATAAAAACTTTAGAACTTATGGAAAGATATGCAAGAAAATGTGATGCTACGGGATGTGGTATGAACGAGGGATATGTTGTTGGAGCGGGTGACCTACACTTCTCTGAGAAGCAACACTTATTAGAATACTTACGAGGTGTAGAATGGGAAGATAGCAATGGCGTTAGTTCAAGCGACATGAAAACAGATGATGACTTGATGGATTACTTCTACAACGAGGAGTTTTACTACTACACGGAGTGGGAAGAGATTGACGATGACGTATATTATGACGAGGATGGAAACGAGTATGAACTTTAAAACCTAGAACTTATGAGAACAATAAAAATAGGAGATTTCCTAACATTAAACAGAGATGTAATAATAGCTTACGACCATTCTGTAAAGTCTGAAAAAATTAACAAGGGCGACAAGCTAGAAGTAATATCAATCAGTCCTAACAACAATGAATTTTTAAGATTGAAAAAGGATGGCGTGTCTAACAACATTGGATTAACAACAGATTATTTTAACCTATAAAACCTAGAAATTATGACAACAGAACAAGCAAAAGAAGTATTACGTAATGCAGGGTATTATGTAGACAATTTATGGAGAGTAGAAGATGTAAAGGGCACATATAAATGTGATGACGATACGGCTCAAGATATATTGAATGGAGCTCTTACTAATGGGTGGATTACAGAGCAAATATTTTCTACTATAAGAGATTTAGCTGAAGACGAAGAGCTTGAAGAAATAGAGTATTAATTAATTTAAAACCTAGAAACTATGAGAGTAATTAGAATCAACACATCAGCATGGTCAGAAGAGGACTTCTACCTAGTGACAACCTTAGACGATGACCAAATCGCTGAGGTAATCCAACCAATCGTAAACGCAGAACGAGATGGAGAGGATGACGACTACGACAATGACATGCTACTCCAAGCACTAAAGAATAGATTCCCTTTGGAGTATGCAGACATGTACACTGAATTTGATAAGCTAACATTTTAGAACTTATGGAAATGTATAAACTAATGGAGAGTGATGGAATGGGATATTTCAATACTCACACAGAACAACTAACTTGGGAAGAGGCTATATCAATGCGTGAAGAACACGTAAAGGATTTCCCCGACTCAGATTGGATTATAGAGGATGATAATTCTGAACCACAACAAGAAGAACGCTATTACAATGAGAATGCGTGCGATGGATGGGAGGACATCTACCCACTATGAGAACAACTAGACAACTGACCCTAGACTTTTTAGAAAGGCAGAGGGACTTAGACGATAGGTCGACATTCCAACTATACTTAATAATAGAAACGATGACCTCGTTGATTGAAGACAAAGATTTACAAGAAATACAAACCACATTTAAAAACCTAAAACAATGTACAGAACAATAGACCAATTGACCGAAGACGAGTTGCTTGAATTATCCGACAGAGAGGGTATCACAATCAACCAATTAAAAGAACAATTTAGCTCGACACTATTTGTTGAGGAAGATTTTTTTTGTAACGTTTAACCGAATTAAGAATCAACATAGTATTGTTTATAAGGGGGGTGTTTCTATATTCATACATCCCCCCCTAGTATAGGTATGTTTCTTATTTCTTAATTCGAAAACTTACCGAATGCTAACAAATGTTGGTTTATGTTGATTTAATGTTGATTTTTTTCACTTAAAATACTATCTATCAATATGTTATGTTGGAATGTTGATTTTTCACTCAAAACTAGCGTAGAAAAAATAACCATAGTGTATGTACTATTATATATATATATATATTTTTTTTCATTCTATAGAGTAAAAATTAACATTCTAACATTAACCTAGCTACCATAAGGGATTCAACTATGTTGATTTCATTTCAACTTAACATTTTTTATTCATTTCTAACATTCTTAACATTATGAAAGCAACAATCTATCCGACCTTGCGGTGCGTAGACATCACGCACGGGGTTGAAACGCAGACAATTTATTTCGACCAATTGGACGAGTGGTCGTCAGTAACAATTGACGGCCAAGAAATCGACCTACACTTCGACTATGAGTTGAGGTCGAATTTCGGCACAAAGTTAGAGTGGCTGAGCCACATTATCCAAGCCTACAGCTCGTCAGACTCGGAGTACACAAAACAATTAATAACTAAAACAGAAGTAGAAGTATGAAGCAATACCACGTGTGCTACTACATAAGCGATATCTTATGTACGGGCATAACAATTGAAGCGTCAAGTATCCGTGACGCATTACGGAAGGTCGGAACGAGTATTAATAACATAATTTACATACATGCTAAAGACCAAAGTTTCGAGGGATGAGTACATCCAATCGTTAGACGTTGTTGAAAGATACCACAGACAAATCAAGAAGCGTATGCTAGTAAACGAATGGCTGTGCAAGAATGCAGTAAGCAGAAGACTTCATAACGTATTAATGAGGCTACCTCACCTATACATTGATGACGTGACACCTGACGACATAATCAAGTCGAAGGGTGGCGGAATAAAGTCATTCAATGAATTCAAGTCTATCTATGCAAATGGTGTGAGATAACTAACGCCTATGATACCAATAGTAATTCTGGCAGTAATAATTTTATTACTCAGAGCAGATTTAATTTACTCAACACTTAGTGCGATAATAGTATTTCCGATAACATTATTTTGCTGTGCTTGGGCTTTTTTTAACTTACTAAAACTTTTATACGAATGAAAAAAATAATCTTTACGATAGCTGTGATGCTATCTCTTAACGCAAACTCTCAGATGCTTGGACTAGAAAGATTCAAGAGGTCGGAGGGCAACATGAAGTACATCTTGTTTGATAAACTAGAGGATGCTATAAATGTTTACAAGTCAATCATCGTTGACAATGGATTCTATGTTGGTGACGTTGAAGCGGAGTTAAATAGTGACGAGGAGGTTGTGTTAGCATACACAATGCTAAACAAGAACGATGCGTGCATGTTTTTTATTGCAATCCGTCCCACGGGAGGTTATATCTTGGAGGTGTACACCATACCAAACGACAAGGCTGTCGATGTGAGGGACAGCAAAAGAACTAACGGAGAGTACTTTACTTATTCCTTTTACCCAAAACAATGAAAGCTTGGGAAGACGTAAACAGGCAAATTCGGTCTTTGTATCGCACGGCATACAGCGAGTGGTACATCGACCGAGGGGTGAAGATAGAGAGATTCACCAAGGACGAAAGTGTTGTTATCAAGAACACGATGACATACACGGATAGTTACGATGACATAACCCCTGAACAGCTACACATATTTACGAATATGGGATGGGACGCAGGGATTGTCATGGTAAACATCGAAACTAACGACAAGAGGATTGAGTACTACAACGGCTTAATGAGACATGCAATAATAGACAACAACACTACTCAGATAGACATTATCCTAAGGAAGAGAGAGGAATTGTTGAAAAAAAATGTAGATTTTCGCTTAGAATTCAATAAATTATTATCAACTTTGTAAAAAAAAATCAAATATGTCACACTGGAGAAATTTAATGAAAGACAATAAGTACCTAGGAAGTTGGGACTTGGAGGTCAACGGGAAGTACGAGCCCACCATCGTAACAATTGAGAAGATATACCAAGACGTAATGTTTGGTGAGATGGGCAAGGAGGACAAGGTGTTCATCAAGCTCAAGGAATTTGAGAAGAGCATGGTCTCTAACAGAACAAATTTCAAGAGATTGGAGACATTCTTCAATTCCTTCAACCCTGACGACTACACCTCCAAGCAGATAGTATTGTCTGTCGAGAAGGTAAAGAGTCCTCAAGGCATGGTTGACGCACTGAGATTCAGCACACGACCTTTGCCAAAGAAGGAGCTACCATCACTACCTGACGATAAGCTACCCGTAGCCGTTGAGTCTGTGAAGTCGGGGCGTACTACCATCGAGAAGATTCAGAAGCAGTACACACTGACGGCTGATCAAATTAAAATGTTTACAAATGAAGATTAGGTCATCATCGTGCTCCCCGTTATTTATGGGGGACGATGGGTTGACTGACATACAGCAAGCCCAACTTGACGAACTGCTATCAAAGATTAAACTTACTGATGCTCAAGCAATTAGACGTGACCACTTACAGCAAAAGTCTAACACTGTCGAGCTAAGTAAGGGTGCTAAGACCCTTATCGAGGAGTACATAAACAGAGAGTTCTACGGGTACACTGAATCATTTTCAAACCCCAAGACTCAGAAGGGATGGGACGTTGAGCAAGAATCTATTGACATATACAATAGGATTTTCTTCACCGACTACCACAAACAAGCTGAGTTTGACAAGTACTACCACATATCGCATGGTATATCGGTTGGTCATCCTGACATTGTTGATTGTGACAATAAAAAGATAATCGACATAAAGTCCTCTTGGTCGAAAAAGACTTTTCCCAAGACGGTTGAGCAGGCATACGACCCAAACTATGAGTGGCAGGTAAAACATTACCTATACATTATGAGTAAGATGACGGGAGACGATTGGAGACATGGCGAGGTAGCATTTATTCTCACCACGACTCCAGAAGAGTTAAAACCTGATTATGAGGACGATAGCTTACACTACATGGAGCACCTAGACGACAACTTGAGAGCCACTGTGTTTAGCGTTGAACTTACAGATAAAGATATTGTCAAGATGGACAAACGGTTAGCTACTGCCGAGAAGTATGCAATTTTTTATTCTAATTTATTAAAAAACAAAAATGTTTAAAATTAAAGGAACAATTAAGATGATTGGCGAGACGAATGTTATCAATGACAAGTTTCGCAAGCGTGATTTTGTACTAACATCTATTGATGACATGTACCCACAACAAATTTCATTTCAAGTGATGCAAGACAAGTGTGACGAGCTAACCAATTTGAAGGAGGGTATGTCTGTAGAGGTGTCATTCAATTTGCGTGGTAGAGAGTGGACGAGTCCAACAGGTGATGTGAAGTACTTCAACACACTTGAGGCTTGGAGAATTGAGACCACACAAGAGACGGCAGAAGCATCAACACCTGAAGAGAAGGTCGAGGAGGACCTACCATTCTAATGGAGTGGCTATTATTTTACCTTTTGTTTTCGGGGACGTTTACATTTGGTGTGTCGTTTAAAAACCAAGCGACAGCATATGAGTTCTTCATGCTTTTAATCTTATCAATTATTTCGGGTTGGGTTGTTATGCCATTTTACATTGGTATGTGGCTAGATGTGAACGACCAATCTGATAAGTCATAGGTTCAGTTAGAGTTTCTGAGGTTAACCAACCATAATTGGAAAAAGCTCTGGGTAGGTATTTATGGGGTAGCCTACCCTTTTTTAAAAATCTAAAATTTAATTAAATGAAATGGGAATCAAACTTAAGCCATGGGAACATGGGTCAAGATAGTATTGTAGATTCAGTAATAGAATCATTCAAAGAAAGATCGACATCTGGAATCAAAAAATACAACACCACACTTGACAGAACAGATTTAAGTACATTAGATTGGATTAAACATCTACAGGAGGAGCTGATGGATGCAGTTTTATACGTTGAACGATTAAAAAAAGAAATCAAATGAAAGATATAATTAAGGGAAGAATCATTAAATTGGAAGAAGAAAAAGACAAAAGGCCTGAATATATTTTCGCTTTTATGGGAATAATAATAGGATTATCATTGGGTCTACTTGCCAGTATTTTCATGTACAAAGACGCTGAGTCGTGCCATGAATTGCTAGAAGAAAATAGGATTTTAAAAGAATTATTGTATAACAATTAAAATAAAACAAAATGAAAAAAATAATGATGATTGTGGTAGTAATAATTGCTACCTTAAGTTCTTGCACTAAGGAGGACATTACGTGTAACCCTACAACTTGTGGTGCTATTGTTAACGATGGAATAACAGATGGTTGTTATTGGCTAGAGATAGAGAACGATTGCTCAGGCAACAAGAAGAAGTTCTGCTTCGATCAAAGTGTGTGGATGAGTGCATACGTTGGTAGTAACTTCTGCGTTGAAGGTGTACAACCTTGGTAAATTCTTATTGGTATGGATAAGCCAAAACTTGTCCATACCTTTTTGGATGGTAGGTCATGTACACCTATCTTTAAATGTATATGCTGACATCCATGAGATACTAATGTCCTGTGGCATGAACATTATTGTGGCTATTGGATTTGTAATAGACTACAGGGATAACGCTAAATAAAGTTTACAAAAACCATCATTTTTGTCACATATATTTTACATAAACGGAATTAAACCAATTAACTATAACAATTTAAACAAAACTATGACACCAAAAGAAAAAGCAAAAGATTTATACGATAGTTATTGGTATTGTTTATTCCAATCTAATATTGAAAAAAGAAATTATTGGAGCAAACAATGTGCATTAATAGCAGTTGATGAGATTATTTTAGAAATGGATAATGTTATGTTGCCTAATCCATTTAAACAGTATTGGAATGAAGTTAAACAAGAAATAGAGAAACTATGAAACTAGAAGTATTTACAGAAATCCTAAATAGACTTAGGAAACAATCAGACAAAGAACATGCATTGTATGTATTAGATGTAGACCTTATTAATTACTCAGATGATTACACCACAGTAATAAATATTTTATTAGAGATTTACTATGGTAAAGAGGGAGCAGATTGGATTGCTTGGTATCTATGGGAGAGAGACCCTCTTGGAACAATTGACCAAGCAACTACTAATGACGGAGAACCAATATGTTATGATGTTAAGTCATTATGGGAAGAGGTTGAGCAGTGCAGGTTGGAGAACAATGATGAGTATGAGCTACCTGTTAAACTAACAGATGAAGAAAGACAAGAAGTATTAAACATGATAAAAAATGGAATGTAACTAATATGTTAGCTATTAATACCTATTTGTCACAAATTTAGCTAATATATGGGACAGTTTAATTAAATAAAAAAGATATGAAACAAACAGCAGTAGAATGGTTGGTTGAGCAAATGAAATTAGATGAATTATTTAATGCAGATTATTTTATTGAACAAGCAAAAGAAATGGAGAAGGAGCAGATAATGGATGCTTTTAATGGTGAGCCACATTGTGATGGAGATGGTGATAGATACTACAACGAAACCTTTAAATCAGAATAAGATGAGACAGATAGTATATAACTCAGTAAAATGCCTTGAGTGTAACAAGGTATTAGTAAGTAGACACAGACATGACTATGTAACCTGTGGTTGCCCCAATGATGCTATGGCAGATGGTGGTAACGAGTATGAAAGGTATGGTGCAATGGACATGGATAAGATTGAAACTCATTATGTCTATGCAGATGATGACTTTGAAATTGTTAGAAAATATGCAGTAAGAGGTAGCAGAGGTAAGTATGGTGAAACACCATTAACTTGGATAGCTATAGCTGACATGGATGACGACTACCTACATGCAGTACTTGACTATGGTGGAGATGATTGGCACCTTGAACTAATTGATAAAGAGATAGCATATAGGGATAGTTTATTAACTAAAAAACTGGACAAATGAAAGTAATAATTGAGTATGAATTTGAAGAGCAAGACGATGCAAGGACGGCCTTAGATGGATACAAGTGGAAAATGGCCATGTTTGAACTAGACCAACTTCTTAGAAGTGCAACAAAGCATGGTTCCTTTGAAAGAAGAGAAGCTACATCTGAAGAGATGGACATGGCTGATAAGATAAGAGATGCTATAAGAGATATACTAAATGAACATAACTTAAACTTAGACTAACATGAAGAAAGTAGTTTGTATTAATGATAAAAAATTGCCAGAGGGGGCAGAAGTTGTGAATGGTAGGGAGTACCGTGTCATGAATGAATTTATAAATTCTTATGAACAGAGGGTGTTTATTATATCTGGAATAAGGAACAAAGGAACTACTAAAAATGGTTTAATTTGGCATGGATACTCCTCAAGCCGATTTGCCGATTTGGATTTAATATCGATTGGTAATGTAGAATATAGTGAAGAATTATCTAATTAATAAAATGTAATAAATGATAACATACTTTAAATCAATCAGTGATACATCTTCTCCATTCTACCGTGACATCAATGTTGCATTAGACAGGATAAGATCTGGCAAGTCAAAGGACATCGTTGAGTTAGTCAGGTCTGAGACAAACAAAGACATGCGTAACGAGAAGAAGAAGTTGTTGCCAGCGATCTGTTTTTCTGGCACCTTCTCTAAGAGGGCAGACAACTCTATCGTTGATCACAGTGGATTTATTTGTTTAGACTTCGATGGCTTTGATGGAAACATAGAGGACAAAAGATTAGAATTGATAAACGATAAGTATGTATACTCTGTGTTTACTTCTCCATCTGGTGATGGTTTAAAGGCGTTGGTCCGCATACCAAAAGACCCGATGAATCATAAGAAATATTTTCTGTCGTTACAGAAGCATTTCTTTTGCAAGGAGTTTGACGTGTCTTGCAAGAACATAAGCAGGGTGTGTTATGAGTCCTATGACCCTGACATCTATGTTAATGAATTGTCTTTGGTGTGGTATGAGATGGAGAAGGACCCAGAATATAAAAAGCCATTAGTAAAAACAATAACTATCGTAAACGAGGACGACATCACAAAGAGGCTGTCTATCTGGTGGGAGAAGAACTATGGCATGGTCAGTGGGTCGAGAAATAATAACCTATACATACTAGCCTCTGCACACAACGAGTATGGAATTTCAGAGTCGTTATCAACATTAGTCCTTATGTCTTATGACACGGCTGGTGATATGGCTAGAGAGATACCACAAATAGTATCTAGTGCATATCGAAACAAGGCATCATTCAATACTAAGTTCTTTGAGGATTCTGAAAAGATTGCCACCATAAAGAATAAGATACTAAATGGTACCCCAGCATCTGAGGTAGATGGATCGGAGTTCGTTACCATTGATGAAGATGAATTTTGGACAAAATCTAGCAAGGGCAAGGTTGACTTGGTCCCACATTTATTTAGGATGTACTTACAAAACAATGGATTCTATAAGTACTACCCAGTTGGATCAAACAACTTTGTCTTTGTTAGAGTTGTCAACAACACCATCAGCGATGTCAACGAGGACATGATAAAGGACTTTGTGCTAGAGAAGTTGTTGGCTATAGACGACATGTCTATATATAATTTCTTCGCTATGAACACTAAGTTCTTTCAAGAGACATTCTTAAATTATGTTGCAAAGATTGAGCCTGAGTTTATGGTTGACACTCCAGACGAGGCTTACCTGTACTACCAGAACTGTGCTGTCAAGGTTACACGGGATGAGATATTTAGTATCGACTACAAAGAATTGACGGGCCATGTTTGGGAGAAGCAAAAGATAAACAGGGACTTCAGTAAGTCAAGCGTTGTTGATTGTGAGTTTAGGGTGTTTATTAAAAATATTTCTGGAGACAACACTGAACGTTTAAAGTCTATGGAGTCAACACTTGGTTACCTTATGCACAGCCACAAGCCAGCCAGCTATTCACCAGCGGTTATATTAAATGACGAGGTGATTAGCGATAATCCAGAGGGTGGTACTGGTAAGGGTATCTTTGTAAAGTCTATAAGCCACATGAAGAAGATGGTGATAATAGATGGTAAGGGATTCAGTTTTCAGAAGTCCTTCCCATACCAAAGGGTTCAGGTAGACACGCAGACACTTGTATTTGATGACGTTGCACGGAACTTTGACTTTGAGAAGTTGTTCTCTATCATTACTGAGGGAATAACACTTGAGAAGAAGAACAAGGACGAGATACACATTCCATTTGAATATTCTCCAAAGATTGTTATAACAACAAACTATGCAATCAAGGGTGCAGGAAATTCATTTGAGAGAAGGAAGTGGGACCTTGAGTTTAAGCAGTACTACACCAAGTCCTTTACTCCTGAGAGTGAGTTTGGCCACATGCTATTTACTGGATGGTCTGACGAGGAGTGGAACAATTTTGACAACTACATGATCCAAAACCTACAGTTCTATTTGTCTAGTGGACTATCGAGAAGCGAGTTTAAGAATCTTGCTACACGAAAGTTTATCGCTGAAACGTCTGGTGATTTTTGGGAATGGTGTACTGGTGCTGACAACTACATGACAAGACTAAACGCTGTGTCTTTAGGTCAGGAGCTGTACAATGACTTCTGCATGCAGTATCCAGACTGGGGTCAGTACGGCAAGTACAAGATATCCCACAATAAATTTTATAGGTGGATAGACTGCTACGGAGATTTTGCGTTTGGAACCAAGCCTAACATATCAAGAAACGCACTTGGTAAGACGATAGAATTTATATTAAAGAAAGATGAAAATTTACTCTTAAACTTTTAACTATGGAATACTCAAGTTTTATTATCAAGGAAAGATGGGAGATAACAAAGAAGTTATTTCAGTTATCTAGAAAAGATTCTAGACGCAGTAATGAATTGTCAAGTAGCTGTGACGATTATCGTGTCGCTTACGACTACATAACTGGAGCGTCTGGTGTATTGCCATACGTTCCATTAGACAGCCTTAGAGTTCTTAGAAGGAGCTTGTTAAAGCTAGACGAAAAGATCAACGCAGACACAGTAGTTGAGGTTAAGTATTGGATTCAAAAACTACAGGATGATGCTTCGTGAATATCAAGTAGACATAGCAAATAGGGCAGTAGAGATACTGAGACTAAAGAAAATAGTCTACCTAAGCATGGAGGTTAGAACTGGAAAGACTTTGACCTCATTTGAAACAGCAAAGTTATATGGTGCGTTGAGAGTCCTCTTTATGACAAAGAAAAAAGCTATAAAGAGTATCCAAGACGACTACGATAACTTTGGATACTCTAAGTACTTTGAACTAGTAGTTATAAACAATGAGTCAATACATAAGGTTGACGGTAGCTTTGACTTAGTGGTACACGATGAGTCACACAGGTTTGGATCATTTCCTAAGCCATCACTTGGTGCCAAACAATTTAAGTATAGGTACTCAAGCATACCACTTATTTTATTGTCAGGTACACCAACACCAGAGAGCTTCTCTCAGATGTACCATCAGTTTTGGATAAGCATATACTCACCATTTAGGGGCTATGCAAACTTCTATAGGTGGGCAGATGACTACGTGATGAAGTATCAAAGAAAGATAAACAGCATGCTCGTCAATGACTATTCAAAGGGAATAGAGTCAAAGATTATGTCTGTTGTTTCTCAGTACATGATAACATTCACTCAGGCTGATGCTGGATTTTCTTCAGAGATAGAGGAGGAGGTCATACACCTAAAGATGAAGCCCGTGACGTACAGCATATGTAAAAAGCTGAAGTCAGACTTGGTTGTCGAGGGTAACAACGAGGTCATACTGGGAGACACTCCTGCAAAGTTAATGCAGAAGCTACACCAACTATACAGTGGAACCTGTAAGTTTGAGACTGGCAACTCTATGGTACTTGATCTGACTAAGGCTGAGTTTATCAAGTCGCAATTTGCGACCGCAAAGATTGGTATATTCTACAAGTTTAAAGAAGAACTGAATGCACTAATTCAAGTTTATGGTGCAGAGAACTTGACATCAGACATCGAGGAGTTCAACTCTAGCAACAAGTCTATAGCCCTACAGATCGTTAGTGGTAGGGAGGGTATATCTTTAAAGAACGCAGAGTACTTGGTCTTTTACAACATCGACTTTTCTGCAACATCATTCTGGCAGGCGAGAGACCGTATGACCACCATGGATCGTTTATTCAATAAGATATACTGGATATTTGCTGAGGGTGGGATTGAAGATAAGATATATAAGGCCGTGAAGGCAAAGAAAAAATACACCGTAAACATTTTTAAAAAGGACTATGAAATTACTTAACGACCCAATGGTCAAGCTTTTAATAGATAAGTTTGACCTAGAAACTCCTCCAATAAATGTATTGGAGATATCAAAGTATGAACTTGATGGAGACTGTATAAAAATAAAAGAGATAAAAGTTTTGGATATTGACATGAACTTTGTTAGATTTGCAAACATTAATAAAGTTCTACCATATTTAAGTAGCTATTATACAGTATTTAATGACCGAGCAACAGATCCAGTCGAAACTAATAAAGAAACTTGAGACCGAGGGTTACTATGTCATAAAACTATCTGTAACAAATAAGCCAGGGATACCCGATCTCTTAGCGATACCTAAAGATTCTAACGTTGAATTCATTGAGGTTAAAAAGAAAGGGCAGAAGCCAAGACCACTACAAATATATAGGATGAATGAAATCAAAAAACACGGAGCCAAGGCCTGTTGGTATAATGGTGAGGCATACTTTGACGTTAACGAGGGAGAGTGAGAACATTAGAAAACTTGTAGAGGATGGATGGACCTTAAAACAGATTGGAAAAAAATATAATATCCCAGAGGTCACGGTACACCTAAACCTTTATGATATAATAAAACTAAGTGTTAGCAGGGGTGAGTTTGGATACAAGAAAGAGGAAGACTTTCATAGTGAAGAAGAAATGTTAAAACCAATAAAATATACTTTTAATAACTTAAGCGATGACGAAAAAAAAATCTATAACGAGCGAAAAAAAACTGGCTGCCTTGGTAGGTATTTTGCCAGTGATGATGGACTTCATGGAGGACATCAGGGACACGTACCCCCAGCTATACAAGCGACTTATCAAAAAATCTGGTAATGAATTTATTGCAGAGGTAGAGAAGCTTGGCAACACTATTTATTTAAAAATCGAGCAAGAAAATGATAAAGAGGTAGAAGATTTCTATCAGGAGGTTGTCCATATGGGCAACACATTTAGATCTTGGCTTACAGAATTATAATTTTTTTTGTGTTTTGAATAGAAAAAATACATAACTTTGCATATATGAGTAATGTTAATTACGTTAACGGGGTAATGGATGAAATCAACGACCTAAGTTGTTGCATTTACGAAGCGTTAATGGACGATGAAAATGAAGAATTAAAATCTAATATTTTAAATTTAATTAAAGTCCTAAAGGACCTCCAAAAAACTCATGAATACATTCCATAACAGAGCACTTGAGCTGTATGATAATACAACTCAAAACATTACCGAGATATCTCGAATAATAAAAAAAGAATTCCCACTAAACGACCTAGAACCAGAAGCATTAAGAATGCAAATCTCTAGGCTTATTAAAAAGAAAGGTCTTCGTGATGCTTGTGAATCTTTAAACATTGATCAATCAACCGTTCCGTACATGTGGTTGAAGTCTAAGGAGGCGTCACTGTTTATTAGAAACCCTAACTTTAATGTTACTGAGATAAACTTTGATAAGATTATATCTGAGTGCATGGCAGATCATGTTGCAGTTAAAAAAATTAAGCCACCTAAGTCTTATGACTTTGACAGAGTAATATGGACCGATGTGCACGTTGGAATGGACGCAAGCCGTAAGGGTCTAGCGTTATATCCAGCAGACTGGAATCCTGTTGTGTTAAACAATAGAATTGACGAGATGATCGACTTCATACTAGAGAATAAAACTAGCGATATACTGATCTTAGATGAGCTCGGTGACTACATGGATGGTTGGGACGGAGAAACGACACGTAAGGGTCACAAACTGCCCCAGAACATGACCAACGAAGAGTCATTTGAGGCTGGTCTAAAGGCAAAGGTTAGACTAATAGACGAACTATCTAAACACTACAAGCACATAACCTGTAACAACATCTGTGAGGACAATCACGCTGGAGCATTTGGGTACATAGTTAACTCAGCATTTAAACAAATCGTTGACTTTAAACATTCAAACGTTGAAGTTATCAACCACCAGAAGTTCATAAATTTTTATATCATAGGAGACCATGGATTTATCATAAGTCATGGAAAAGATTCTAGAAATTTAAAGTTTGGATTTAAGCCACAGCTGGACCCAAGGTCTTCTGAAAAAATATCTCAGTATATCAGACACAACAATGAGTTGAGGTCTTGTAAGTACATTGAGTTCAGCAAGGGAGACTCACACCAGTGTCTGTTTGACATGTGTACCTCTGATGAGTTTGACTACTTTAATTATCCAGCATTCTCACCTAGCTCAGAGTGGGTACAGACAAACTTCAAGAAGGGTAGGTCTGGCTTTGTCGTTCAAAACATCAGTAAGTTTTCAGATAGAAAAAATATTAAGCCTTACTTTTTCTAATTTATTTCCTATTTAAATACTTCTTATTGTATATATATATAGCCTGCTTTGATAACCTCATATTAGCTTTTCTCATAACCCCAGACAGTACCTTTTTTTCTTCACTATCAAGTTCAGATCCGTATCTGTTATAAAGTCTTAAGGCTTGAACTTCTGGGGTATCTTCATAAAGTATATCAAGTACAGACCTATCAATATTCATGTTCTTTATATATGCATAATATTTTTTAGCGTACTTCTTATAGTCTTTTTTCTCAAAGTTAGTTTTTATCAAATCTACTAACTCACCATTTGACAACTCCTTTCCATCCTTATATGTATTCTTGATGGTATTGTATACCTTCTGTTCTTTGTTGTATATATCTGTCTCGATAATCATCTCTCGATTTTCTATATTGTCCTCTTCCTTATACCTGATGTTATCTTTATTAGTAAATCTCTTTAACTTCCTAGCTGACGCATCAAATACATTACTAAAGGCATCTGAAAATTCAGCTCCGTATCCATCTTTATTAAAGAATCCATTTGCAGATGCATAAAATATAGATATCATAGGGTTAGTGTTCTCACTAGTAACTATCTTCTCTATGGCTGCCTTAGTTCTAATAGGAGACAACCCTAAGCTAGGTGCTATCTCTTTATATATCTGATCTACCTTATCATCGTATAATCCCTCCGCAGTAGCTGCTATCTTCTTATCTCTAGGTTCTCTAAATATTTTTTCCCCAGTAAATGTATCCTCATTCCAACCATACGTTATAAGTGCAGAGATTAATGGATTTCTAGATTTAATATCAGATGGTGATAATGGAGTTGATGCCTCTATAGATCTATTTATAACCTCTTGGTCTACATCATATTTAATTCCTACCTCTGATAGTAAGTACTTATACGTGAACTGCTCAGTAATAGTAGACATTACAGATAGAACTGGTAGTTTTTTTATTCTGTAGTACTCGTACTCCCCATCCTTATCTTTCTTACCAGTAAATATTATATGGTACGTTGCCTTCTCGTAATCAGATAATGAATCTAGCACATCTAATACTTTCTTTTTCTCTTCATCATCGTCATCTGCAACTGATCTCATAAGAGCTGCTAAAGACATTGCCGCTACTGATCCAGCCATTACTGACGCTTGAACTAAACTATTTGCAAAACCTAGTGGGTTATTCTTAGCGTACTCAAGAGGTCTTCTAAATCCTTGCATCGATGCATTTAAGTATGGCATCATATTATCAGCCGCTTTAACCCATGTCCCTCCCTGATTGAAGTCCATTGTCTCTCTAGCATTTCTTGTTGCCTCGTACATTATATCATCTAGCTCCTTCGCATCAGGATCCCTTCCGTTTTCTTTTTTGAATTTAGATATCTCGTCACCTTTTACTTTGTCATAAACAGCAAGTCTAAATGCAAGTTCAGATTTTTCTCCTAGGTAAGACATGATGTTTCCGTACCCAATTAATACCTTCTGACTAATATTTAGTATCTTGTTTTTAGGAGACAATGACTTCAAAGCCCTGAGACCATCGTTAGACAGAAAGTCCATAGCTCCTCCATGCTCAACGTATTCATTGTATATCTTATTCTTTCTGTTGCTAGTTGATACTCCCTTCAAGAACTTTCTAACAAAGTCATAGCTTAACTGAGCACCTCCAAATAACTTGAACTTTGAGTACACATCCGAGAAGAATAATATGTTCTGAAAATCTACCGCTGTGTTACCAATTATAAATAATGGGTTTCCTCCAGTCGCAAAGAACCTTAGTATCTTAGCTCCAGTTAATGTTCCAATCAAATTAAGTCCCTGGTTTGAAGACTTAATATCTAGTAGCTGTGTAGCATATGCTTCTTTTACTACTAGGTCCTTCTTCACTCCATTCTTAAAGAACGACACTATGCTGTACCCTACAGGCACATTATTTTGGTTGTACTTATACTGAATAGATCCAGTAGATGTCTGCTTTACTATAGGGTTATCTATAATGAATTCAGAGATAGCGTCTCTCTGTTCTTGAGTTGCTCCATCAATAGCGTCACTAAATTCATTTAGCATCTTATTCTCGAACGCTCGTCCTTCGACAGACATAACGTTCAACAAAAGCAGCCACTTAGAGTCAAATATTATAGCGTTCTCGTTACTATCAGTAAGTGCCAGTATATCTTTTTTACTAACCCCTAACTTACTAGCTTCTTTATCTATAGTCTCTGCGTCTAAGTTATATCCAATTATGTACTTAATAGTTTTAATGGGGGAGTACTCTATGTCTCTTAGGTTTATGTACGTCTCCTCGTTTATTCTACCTGACTCGTACAACTTCTTTAAGTTTTCTGAGAACACACCAAAATATATAGTAGCTCGTTTGCTCAAGTCGTTGAACTTCTTTTCACCTATCTTGTTTTTTATAGCATCTAAATCCTTTAAAGCCTTCACCTCAGAGTACCCGTCCATACCAGTGTATGGCTCTAATCCTTTTTTAGCTCTGCTCTCATTAATAGCTACCATACGTCTTGCGTATATGATATCCTCAAGTGTATCTAGGTCGTTCTTACTTAGTCCCTTATATATATCTGCTTCAGCATTTTTAAATCTGTAGTTAGCAAAACCGCTAGCTCCAGCCTTGCTAACTAATAAGTTATAAGCTCTTATTGACTCCTTGCTTCCAATGCCTTTAATTAATCTCTTAATGTCAGACTGTCTATCAATAATTTTATTTCTTATGAACCTAATTCTATCTATTATAGTCATCTTCTTTTTTCTAGACAGCAGTTCTTTTTTACTAGCTTCTCTTATCTTACTCACAGTTACGTCACCAGTATCTGGATCCATTGCATCGTTGATATTCTTATCAGAGTAGCCCTGGTCCTTCAAGTACTGACGGATAGCAGCGTCAGAGAACCCTTGGGCCTTCGTCAACTTAACTATGTCATTGATATTCATAGGTTGCTGCTTACGTGGAGATATACTCTCTTCGATACCAGTAACCTCTTCAACTATCTGCTTACGTGGGGTGATCTGCTTGGATATGCTCTTAGGGAACCTCTTGAAGTTAATCTGTCCGCCTACTCCTTCGCCTTTGAACGTGATAATGTCACCATCTATAGACGTGATCCTACCCTTCGATCCGTACACCTCTACATTATCGCCCACCCTGTAAATCTCTTCAGCTATAGGCTTCATAGAGACATTGTCCTTAGAAGCTTCAAGTGACATTGTAGTCTGTGCTCTGAGTTCGTTATTTCTCCATTTAGCAACTACCATGTCGTACCCGTTCTCGTTAGCTATTTGAGTTATAAACGCAAGCTGGTAGTTAGGACTGAATGATTGTGAAGGACGTGTAGCCTCGAATCTTTTCTTAGCCTCGTCATAGAAGTTATCTGGATCACTATTAAAGTCGTATACCTTACCGTTAGGAACAAGTACTGTATTTAGGACGTTACCTACACCTGGCTCAACCTGGTTATCCATCGTGTAGTACATAGCTAGCCCACCAACAGCTGAAAGTGCACCACCCTCTTCTTTACCAGTTATTATATTTTCCCCAGTTCCAGGCTTGATAACGTCTCTCTTCTCGTTGGAGTAGTGATGGAACACGAAGTTACCGCTCTTATCTTCAGTTAGCTTGCTTGATACCTCTGGTGATAGTTGCTTGCGTGGAGCTGCTTGGTCTTCTTCAAAAAATATAATCTGATCTTCTCTTGATACATCTTCAGTTTCTTGTAATGTAGTTTGTCTCCTTTCTTCTGGAGTCATCTTAATTCTTGATTGAACGTTACGTGCCTCTACTTCGCCAGAAACTTTTTCATATAAATTAAATGCTTGGTACTTAGTTAATTTATTACCTATTAATTTATCATAAATACTTGCTAATTTACCTAGATATTCTTTTTTATTTTTAAATTCTTTTTCAGCTTCTCTTTTTGTGTCAAAACCTTCTCCAAGAAACCATCCGTATTCATCTATTGGGTAAAATCTACCTTTATATTCTTCGATCTTTTGTTCTTTAATTTTATTATATTTTTTATAATTATCAAATAATAAATCTAGAACACTATCCATATTGCTACCTCTTTCAAATCCTTCTATGTATTGAATAGCATGTTGAACTTCATGTAATAATATAGATAACATTGTTGCTTTACTTCCATTAACTTTTATTCTTCCGTTAAAGTTATCATAATAACCTTCATCTAATCCATTCAAACTTAAATCTACTTCTAATTTTGATAGTTGTGGATATGCATTAAATAACTCTTGATTTTCTAAAACATCTGAAAGATTTCCTTTAAAACTGCCTACTTTTACTTTTAATTCTCCATCTAATATTTCATATCTCCACTTACCACCAGCACCTCTTTCCCATCCAGTAGCTATTCTAATGGTCTTTGTATCTTTATTTGCATTCTCCATACCTCTAGCTACCTGCAAGTTATCCCTTACGTTTTGAGATAGATTGGCATTTTCACCAATTAGTTGCTTGCGTGGAGTTACTTTGGCTCCTCTGCTAGATACTCCAGTTCTTCCTGAAGGTTTGGATTTTCCGATACTAGTTCCTGGTACTGCTCCCATGTTATCGGTGGCTCTAGCCCCTTCCAGTCCAACAATTCTTCCACTGACATTTGTTCTTGCTTTTTCATCTTTTAATATATTTATGTATTCAGACCACTCTGTTATATTAGGGTCTTGTGCTTGGTTAAATATTTCTTCTTGAACTTTATATAATGATTTATTTCCACTAACTAATTCATCCCATATGTTAGAGATCTTTTCTTTGTATCCAGATTTAGCTTTTTCTTTAGCAGGAAAAATAGCTCTTGCTGCTTCCCATGTTATAGATTGTAATGCTCTAGCTTCAATTCCTAATTCATCAGCTAACTCTCTATATGCATCAGCATAAAAAGCAAATGTAGCAGCATCAAAATTTACTTCATAATCATTTGATGCTAATGGCTTAAACAATGCAATTGCCATAGCATGAGTATCTATAGTTACAGCTCTCTTGTCAGATGGATCTGCAATATTCATGTAAAAGTTTCTAACCTTGTTTGCTTCTCCTAATTGATTAGATATATTTTCAATACTCCCATCTCTAAATATAGATATACCCTTAGCTATTACACTATAACCACTAAATGATGAATCTCCTTTTTGATCCTCAGATATAGCTGTTCCAGTTGGTATTCTAATAGGTGCCTTTCTACTTAATTTAGTGTCATAATAAGCTCTAATAAAAATAGCAGCATCTAAATCTGATAATTTAGACAAAGGAGTTCCTATAGCTTTTGAAAGAGTAGGAATATATTTTTTCTGTTCTGCGTACCCTTCAGATTTAGACACATAATAATCAAATAATTCTTTAGTAAATATATTATTACTTTCTGAATGCATTAAATTCATAATTACATCAGCAAGATGTAAGTTGTCAAACCATGGCATCTGTGGGGATTGAGTTGCTATTATTGCTGCTGCCTGCTCATTAGTTAACTGATAGCTATTAGCCATGTCTTGAGCTATTAAATTAGCTCCATCATACCATAATTTACTTATTTGTCTAATTCTAGGTGAAACAGAATTATATACAGATAAAAGATTTGACTTAACAATATCTTTTGCTTTTTTATAAATATCTTCAGATTTATTTGCAAGTTCTAGTCCTTTTAATCTTTTTAAATTAGTTGATAAATCATAAAACATACTATTATACAATGAATCTTTAGTTGATTTATGTTCAATATTTAAAACAGCATCTAATTGATCATTAAGATCTTTCATTTTTGCTATTTTTTTAATATTAACAATAGCTTCATTTCTTATACTTATCTTACTTAATTTCTCTTCTTTAGTTAATTTTTTATTACTTTTAATTTTTACAATTTCTTTTAATAATGAATTTATTTTAGGTAATAATTTCTTTTTATTATGTTCTAGAGCTTTATTTATACTTTCTTTACTAGCTCCAGCTAAAGAATTATTTAATTCTTCTTTTACATTAATATTAAAAGTATTATAATTTGAAAGTTTAGCAGCTATACTATTATAACTTGAAGGAGCATTTTCCTTTACATTTTTTTGATTAATTTCTCCTGAAAATGAAACAAATTTAACTTTATTGGAAGTCTTTTTTTGTACCCATGTAGGTATAGACTTTCCTTTAATAGTTTTATCTACTACTTCTTTAGCTATTTTAATAGAATCTTGCTCAGAAAGAGATTTTCTTACTTCAGCATTTAATTCTACGTCTTTTTTGTATGATATTGTTTTAACATCAGCCTCACTAATTACCTCACCCTTAGCTACCTTTCTAGCGATAGTGTTAAGCATGTCATAGGTCTCGTTTCTATTGAATGGATCTAAACCAAATATGTTTGCTAACTTATCAATCCATCTAGCAATGATATCCTTTATAGACGTAGAGAATGAGTTATAGTTCTCAGATAGCATACCAACTAGTTCAGCTAGCTTCTCTTCGTCCTGAATGTTCTCTTCGTAGTTAGATATAAAGTTTTCTAGCTTCTTCTTAAGCTCTGGGTTATTATTAATCTTAGATGCGATAGCTTGAACCATACGCTTAGTTACAGCAGCAGCATTTGCATCTGTCTTAACTTTATTTATTAAGATAGCATGGAACACCTCGTGAGCTACAGTTCTAGCGTTAGCTGACGTTCCGTTTATGTGTATAGTATTAGTCTTTGCATTGAACTCACCATTTGATGATTGCTTAAGTCCTTCTTCTTTTGTGGCAGCTCTATATGACTCATCTGTATCATGAACAATAAACTTAGTCCCTGGAATAATTTTAGATAGAGCCTTAGCAGCTCTAGATACAGCCTTAGATAATTTCTTATTCACAATCATACTAGCCTTCTGGTCGATCTGTGCATCTGTTCCAGATAACAACTGTCCGATAGCCTCAACCTCTTGCTCTACGGTTGGACCGAATACGTTAGGCATTCTTCCTTCCTTTAACGCCTTAGAGATTTCTCTGTGCTGCTCTGGAGTAAACTTCATTGGGTTCTCACCAGTTGCTCCAGTCTTAATATTTTCAAATGTTTCTAGATCAAATAATGACTCCTGACCAGCAAGTCTTGCAAACTCAAGTGCTTGTTCTCTTGATGTTTCAGGAACCACAACGCTAAGGTCAATTGATACTTGATTGCTATTAGGAAACTTATATATTCCAGCCTTAACGACACCAGCATCACCTATCATTTTTTGACGTTCTGCAACAAAGTCTGCAACCATTTCTGGAGTCAATTCTTCTGTTGTAGTGTTCATACTATCAACTGCAACGACTAAACCAACACCCTCGTACTTAGTTCCGTCAATATTGAATGTAGCACCGTCTTCTGAATCAGGTGTAAGAGATTTAACTCTCTCTACCTCAGCTGTTGTGTTTGTTGTTATAACAGGCTTATCGATTACTACTTCACCTGTTGTCTCTAATAGAGGACTTATTAAATTGTCATACTTATTGTATATACTATTATACTTAGCCAATACAGTTTTTGGCATGAGAGTTTTATCTATCTCACCATTTACTTTGTATTTTTCTATTTTAGGTATGGCCTTAAGAAGTTCAGCCTGTTCTTGTTCTCTGTAGGCTGCTACTTGCTCTTCTTGCTGTATTTTGCTTGCGACAGTGCTATCGCCACTATCTGCTTCATTGACCGTGGCTTCCCGTTGTCCCCCTTCGCTGACCCCGACTTCTTGTTGTCCTTCACCAGTTCCCTGATATTCGCTGATACCGCCTTCTGCTGTACCTTCTTGTTGCTTGATGTTGTCTTCTTTAGTGGCATTTTCTGATGTTGTTTTTAGTGATTCGTTTATTTCTTTTATTCTATTTGTTTCCTTTACTACTAGATTAGGATCTTTATCTTTTATTTCGTTTTGTATTATTTCTCTTTCTTGTAGTAAAGAAAAAGCTTCTCTTTGAGACTGTGTAGTTAATGAAGCTGGTATTTTTGTTAAGACAGAATATGATTTATTCAATTCGTCTATCTTCTTGTTCATTTCTTCAGGCGAAATTTTTCCATTCTTTTCATCCTCCTTTATACTAGCTATCCATCCATTCCTTGATTCAGTATTTAAAACAAAACTTTTATATATATCAAACTTATTGTTTGATGATATATCTGTAATATTATTTTTTACTGAAGCACCAGCAGATGTCATTCCACCAGCCAAGAAACCTAGCTTAAATGCATCAACTCCTTGGCCCAATAATTCAGACCATCCACCAGCTTTTGATAGGTCTGGTGCGTCTTTAAAGTACTCCTCGTTGAAGTTATCGTTCTTTAATATTTCGTTAACAGCAAACTTTTGAATACCCTCAAATTCTTGTTGCATAAATTCAACATTTCCCTCAGAAACACCAGCACCTGTAATTTTAATTAAACCCTTTGCTATTGATGCACCTATGTTTTTTTGTATTGCTGAATTTAATTCAATTAAACCAGCATTCTTAGGTAAGTTCTTAAATGTTTTTGTTACTATATAGTTAGCAAACTTATTGAACAATGGATTTTTTCCAGCTCCAACGGCAACATCAAAACCCCATTTTTCCATTTGACCTATAACAAGACCATATGGAACTGATATTAATTTCTTTTCGTTTTCGTTTAAATGATCAAAATCTGGGCCTCTCATTTGATCCTCCATTGCATTGTATGACATAGAGAAGAATGCAGCTGTACTGCCAACCTTTCCCAGTGCACCACCTGTTGCAGCGGTACCAAAGCTTTCTGCTACAGCGTTTAAGGCTTGAGGAATCATACCTCTGTTTTCTGATCTTATGTATTCTTTATTTGTTTCAGTTATATTTTCCCAGCCTAAATCATATTTTTCTTTAGCAAAATCTTTTACTGTAGCTTGTGCAGCATTAGCAATTTGAGCATCAGTTAATCCTTTTGCTTTTTTTGCACCGTAATTCCCATCTATTAATTTTGAAAACTTTTCATCTCCCATTATAAGATTTCCAGCAGCTAAACTATAATCTAATCCAGTTAATGCTAAATTAGACATGCCAGCTGTGAAAGACTTTACAAGTGCCCCTACAGTACTTCCCTTTTCTTCTGGGGTACCCTTTGTTTGAATCAACTCTTCAGCAGAGATAAGTTTTTGAGCTCTTTTAGATAGTTCTTGTGCTCTTTTTTGTTTTATGCTAATGTCTTTATATAGTTTTGATAAATCATCGTTCTCTTTATCAAATTCTTCTTGGGTCATATTGCCACTAGCTACTCTTTTTTTAAATAGCTTTGTTTTTTCTTCGTATGACTTAATGTCTTTATCAATAACATCTACTTCATTTCGTTTAATATCATTTTCAACAGCCATTGCCTCTGTTCTGGCCCATTCTGAAATTACGTCTACCCTATCGCTGGTCATTTTAATTTTACCATTAGAGTTAATCATTGCATCAATATAACTTTCAGTATCCTTTATATTTTCAAGGCTTTCGTTTTCTTTTTTTGTAAATAAATTATAACGAAGAAATTCTTTTGCTATGCTTGATGAGTTTGATTTAGATAGATCAATTGTTATTGAGTTTTCAAGTCCTTCATCATCACCATTCATTCCTGGAAAATACGAGTTAATGGTTAGCTCGTTTCCCTCTTGATTAAAACCAAAGTTTGAACCATATAATTCTTTTTTTAGAAATTTATCTACGTCCCTTTTATTAAGGTCGATCTTGTCTATCTTATTTATTTTTGATAGTTGGTTCATTTGAGACTCACCAATAATATTAGCGGCCAAGTCTACAGCTTCTTGTGATTTTATTGGGTCTAATCCCTCTCTTGGTTTTCCATTATTATCTAACCAATATAAATATGTTTCCTCTGTTACGGGATTTTTATAGAAATTCTCATTGTCCTTTCCCTCTTGTAGCATGTAAAGCTTTTCTTTATAAGTTGCAGGCTCTATTTTTTCTTCAGGAAGTATAGAATCTTTAGCTTCTTCTTGCTCAAATGCTCGTGTTTTTTCTGTAGGTATTGTTTGGTCAATTGGTGTAACAGTAGCACCTTTCCAGCGTTCTTTTGGTAAATCTGGATACGCCTTGTTTACTTGTTCTTGAGTTGCATATTGTGATTCAGGAATTTCTTTAGCTTGATTTGAATACCAATCAGATTGAAAATCGCTTGCCAATACGGCCTGCTTGTCTAGTATCCTTTCTCTTGCTCTAACGTCACCCTTTGATAGTGGAATATAATTCTCTCCAATTTTTTTTAGCCAAGAGTCACCCTTTTTTCTGTATAGTGCCCCAGGATTATTTGGAAGAATGTATATAGAAGGCTCCAACTGCCCTGTAGTCGTTGTGGATGACGGCTCCAATGAACCATCTTCCAAACCTGATTCCGTACTTTCGACTTGGCTTTTTTTTTTAATGATTGGCGTTCCAAAATACTCTAACTTAAAAGTCTCTGGATCAAGATCAGTCATCTTACTACCTTTTAAATTAGAATAAAGCTTTGAAAATTTCTCATCATTCTGAGAGTATTCATTATAAAAAGAATTCTCGTCAAGGTCTGTCATGTTATTGTCAGACAAATAAGCATATAGTTCTTTATATTTATTATTCATTAGTTAAATTTTGTTTTTGTTCCTTGCTTGTAGTATTGTTCTTGTTCTTTAGTGCTGAATATTTTATACATATCAGCTGAAGAGTTTATTCCTGAATATTTTGGAACAACAAGTCCCAGCTCATCTGGCTCTTCATCATATACATTCCATCCACCCTTTTCATATTTAAAATAATAATCACCACCAGAAGCAATTCGTAATTTTTTTGCTATAACCTTACCATCTTCACCAGATGACATTATTTTTTTTACTTCAGCACCCTTTGTCTTTGCATTAATTTGAGCGTCAGTAAGTTTATCTCCCGTAGAACCTGAATCTTTTGTTGGTGGGTCTTTAGTTATCTTTTGGCCTAGTTGTATGTCTATTTCATCCACAATTGCCTCTCTAGCTTTTTCTATCTGCTCTGGAGTTAATACAGGACGCATTATACCATTTCCATCTCTTGCCATCTGAATCATCATCCAACTATTTTCATCAACATACTTTTGTGATTCTTCATCTGTCATTGGATCTTGACCCATATCTCTACGAGTTTCGTTTTCTAGTTTAAGCATGTTATTTATTAATCCATTTCTTTCACTATTTCCACTATAGTAACCAATTTCATAATCTGTATTATCATCAAGAACGCTTGCAATACTAGATGGATTATTCATAATGGCTCCAATAAGAGAAGCCTTTGCTTTTGCAAGTTTAGGATTTAACCCCTTTCCACTAATGGCTATCTGTCCTTGGTCATCTAAAAAATCACCCCAATTTCTTACTTTATTTTGAACAAGTTGATTAAGGTTTACTTTATTTGACTGTATGTTTTCAATGTTATTCATAGCAACACCAGTTACAAGGGTAGTAGGATCCACCTGCCCTGTTGCGGGGTCAAGTACACCAGTCATTAGGTTGCCAGTTTGTGGATCTATAAATACTTTTTTATTTTTTAGGTCTCCAAATTCTGCAAGCTTACCTATCTTATATAATTCCTCACCACTTGCTACAACATTTCCATTCTCATCTGGCTGTTGTCTTTTTAATGCTTCCTGTATTGTTGCGTTAAATGTTTTTGCTGTCGTACCAACAGCAGACCAGTTTGTCATTAGATTATTGTTTCTACTTTTATATTCAGCAGCTGTAATCTCTCTGTTTTTAAGTTGCCTTGTCCATTCGCTCAATACTGATCTAGCTTCCACAGCAGCAGATCCAACAAATCCATTAAGGGTCTGGTCAGAATAACTATCGACAGTTGAAACTATTCTCTGATTGTTAATATTTATTTGGTCGAGCTCTTCTTTTTGTTTCGCTCTTTCTTCTGAAATTCCAGTTATTGTGTTGACAAGACCACCCGTCAACTTAGCCCAGTCTAGGGTGTTATCAGGTGGAACATATCCAAAGTAGGGGTTATTTCTTCTCATAGTTTAATCAGTTATTTTAGGCATACCTAATCCTGTAGTATTCCATTGTATATTATTTTGGTATGATTTAATTGGAACTTCTTTCAGATTTGCAAGAGCTGTAGTATTTGCATAAATATCTGGAGTCCCTGTAGTTGTAGTCTTTAATTTCCCTTTAAATTTACTTCCAGCTGTAACAGCTGCACCAGCTGATGCAAACATTCCCTCTATCGCTGCATTTCTATTACTCTCTGCCTGACTCCTTCTAGCTTCTTGAGAAGCGACTTCGTTAGTTCCAATCATAAAATCTCTCTCTTGCTTTCTAGCACTTATTCCCATCTCAGCCTCTGCCTGCATGGCATCTCTTTTGAATTTTGCCTCGTCTGCCTGTGCTGCTAGTTGTAGGTCTTGCTCATTTCCTGCTTGCATAATCTGTCCAACTCCACCAATAACTCCTTCAGCACCAGCACTTTGTACTGCTGATAATGCTGACGCACTTCTTTGTGCTTGAGATTGTTGTGCTAAATTAAATCCAAGCGTTGGAACTTGAACCTGCTTGAATGCGTTTGTTTCACTTATTTTAGATAGCTCATTCTTAGCTGCTTTAGCGGCATTATCTGCCGTCTTCATATCTTTACTGGCCTTAATAGCCTGTGCTGCACTCATTCCAAGTCCTGCTACTGCTATCGCTGCTCCTGTTACTGCTGCCATTTTTTTTTATTCAAAGTTACTAAAAAAAATCCTATAATGTCTTAATCATTTCTGTGCACCTAGCACTACCCTTTACAAATCCACAACTTGCGTATGTGTTTATAAGGCTTTCATTCTTTAATGATGTGTATATGTACTTGTAGTCTCCAGAATCTTTAACCAATTCTATCAATATGTTTATCAGGTATAGTATAGCCTCCTGTCTGTCTTTCTCTCTGTAGTTAAAGTCTGACACTATAAATTCAATCCAAGCTGTTTTTGAGTTTGTTAGGTAAACAAATCCCCCACAAACTTCAACGCCATTGCTTGACACCATTACCCCACCCAAACCATTTTGAGGCAAAGAGTCTACACTAGGAGGTGTCCACCTCCAGGCCTTCCACCATGAACAAAATGTGTCATAGTCTGATTCATTTAACATTCTAAATTCCATTAGAAGTAACTTTTAAACAGAGAGGTAGACATTGAATATAGCTCTTGTTCATAAGGTGAAAATAATTGTAATTCAACCTCCATGTAGTATCCACGCAAACCAAACGACTCAGCAATTGAATTTTTTACAATATAAACATATCCAACACCTGCTGGAAATCCAATTCCTCCAGATATGCTTATAGTGTTTGCAGTTGATGTCTGTAAAAGACCAACAAAAACATTATTAAAATATACCCTATCGTTACTGCCAAATCTTGTTGTTATATCGAAAGTAAATGTTGCGGTTCCTCCAGCTAAACTGGTAGGGCTAGTGTAGCCAACGCCTTGAGTTGATAGTAGACTATTGCTATTTGAAGTTGGGCTATTTGCCCTAATAAATCCAAACCATCCAGCCTCTTTTTCTACATATTCAGTATATCCATTTATGCTTCCAAGATCTAAGTCAGTACTAATAGTAGCAGTCCATGCACTTGTTGAGTCTAAGCTTAATGTTTTAAACATCTTAACGCTACCTGAATCTTCATTAAATATTGTTTTAATTTTAGCTGCAAAAGGAGTATCATAAAAATAATTTCTATTTACAGGTACCAAAGGATCTGCAATGGTGAACTTACAGTTTTGCTTCCATAAGTCTCCATCCTTCCAGCTATAAAATACATTACTCAGACCAATCATCCAATCTGGATAGTAATCCCAAAAAGAAGTCCATCCGTCAGCGTTGTCTGAATACGTTATTGTTTGTAAAGCCATACAGCAAATTTACGAAAATTAAATCAAACAACTATCGACAGACTCAATAAGTTTATAGTAATTATATGAGCACCTAGAATCAGACAACTCTAATTTTTCATTAAACGGATATTTTTCCATGTAGTTGGCCTTGTAAAACATGCCCTGATCAGAAGATGGAACTCCAGCATTGTGGAAGAAATAAACCTCTTCCCACCTTGACATTGAACATGTAGCCCAGCAGAAATCAAACTCTGGTGGCACAACAACGTGATGACCTAACTTCCATCCAGTCCATAGCTCTGCCCACATGCTTGCCGTCCAGGCTTGTATTCCGTATGGATCACCGTCTGTCTTTACGTGCTGCAAGCTCAATAGCTTGTCGTATAGCTTAGTTGAATAGTCTTCAACCATGGTCCAGTATTCGTGGTCAATATTTTTAAATAACTTTTGTGCTCCACCACTGTTTAATTGGTTGGACCTAACTACCGACTTGTCTATCCCTATAACGTCACACATTGCGTCTAAGACCTCTTCACCCTTGCTCATTATATAATCGTAGCCTAGGTATGAAACAGTGTCTGAGAAGTACCAATTGTCATCGTTTAAAAATTTTGAGAAGTCCATGTACCTTGTAAAAATAAAGTCAGCATCATGAAAGAATATAGCATCATCCTTTAGGTATGGGTGCTCCTTAAAATGTTTTTTTAATATGTGTGCCTGGATTGCTGGTAAGTACTTACACACACCCATTGTGTCTTCGTAAAAGAAGAACCTTACGTATGGGAATTTTTGCTGTATCTTCCTCCAAGATTCAGGAACAGATTCTTGATATCCTGCTACAACATCGATATTATTTCCGTTGTAACCTAGACCAATAAAATTTGTAAGGTATACCTCAACCTGCCATGCGTAATAGTCTATTGCAGGTTGTGCAGACATCATCCTTAGGTTCATCATACACAACTAAATGGATTAGACCAAACTGAAACACCGTCCCATTCTGCACCCTGCTTATTAACTACTAACTTATAACGACCAGCAGGAGCTATTGTAGTCATTCCTATATCAGTGTACAACACATCAACAAAAAGATCACCATCCGTAAAGTATTCAGCTATCACTCCTATGTCACACTTAGGATCCTTTAACTCTAGAAAATCAAGTATATCTTGTTTAGGTGGCGGTATTGTTGTGGTACTTGTAGTTGTGGTTGTAGATGTAGTGCTAGTAGTAGTACTTGTAGTTGTAGTTGTAGTTTGAGACAAGCAATCAGAGCACTTATTATACAAAAACTTAACATTAGAAAACACTGTTCCAGTAGTAGTCGCAGTTGTTATTGTGTAGCACAATCCATACTGATCATTCAATACTGTACCTACAGGTAAAATGTTTATAGCAGTGTATGATACTATTTGAGTAATTGCATTATTGTCACACCTAGTCGCAATACACTTTCTTACAGGTATAGTTGTAGTTGTAGTAGTAGTTGTCGCAGTAGAACATGCAATGACATTTATTACCTGACCAGTGTTTGATATGTTTACAGCAAACTTTACAACATTCAACATTATGTACCACTTAAACTGCCCATTAAATGGTGTCGTTCCAGTGTTATTTGTGTACACAAAATCTCCAACTACTGGTAGCGTTGCCGTTCCGTTATGATAATGGGCGGTATAGCTTGGAGACGCAAAGACACAGCTACTATAAGCACTATTTGACAGTGCATTTGTGGCTAATGAAAAAGATGTAAATGTCGGTGCAGTTGTTGTAGTAGTAGTAGTTGTAGTAGTGCTAATAGTAGTACACGCACTACAGCTAGCATAATTTACAGCAGCACTTACGATTAATTTATATGGATATCTAGCAGAGACAACAGAAAGTATGGTCCAACAATTTAAGTCACCAGCTGTCTTAATTATATTTCCAACAACTATACCCTGACTTAATGTGTCTAATAGAGTTATCTCTACAGATGGGTCAATACATGACCTAGCATTGTAATACGTACCTGCTGGTACAGTAGTAGTTGTAGTCGTTGTAGTCGTTGTTCCACCACATGTATGCGTATCTATTACCGATCCAATAGCACTTATCCTTAACCCCACCTCTGCTTGATGGTACCAAAAACCTCCACCATTAAAAGGTCTTAACCCTTCACTATCGTAATAAATAAAGCTCCCCTTACTTGGTAATTGTTGAAATTTATCTGGACCTATAAAAAACATGGTAGTAATAACTTTTCCAGAAGAACTGCATATTCCAGTAGTATCGTAATGAATATCTTTTATATCTATCTCTACTGGTCTAGTAACCGCTAAATCAAGAACACTTACCTTAATTGTCTTGTTTGGACTCGTACCAAAAGAATTAGTTGCATTTATTGTTATTACATATTCTCCCTTTGCTGTAGTTGAATCTATATTCCAGTTACCATTAGAATATATTGATTGTGAAACTGGACTACTTGAAACTAAAGTCCAAGAGGTTGGATCTCCTATTGCGTTAACTGGTCTTTTAATACCCCCTTCAGTAGGATATACAAGATCACCTTCATATATGTAAGGTACTGCAAATGGTCCATTTGAAAAACAATCGTCTATATTTGTAATTAAGCCATCATTATCAATGTTTATAAATATATTGTTTCCAATGTAATAGTTTAAGTTCTCTCCAATAAATACTACATTACTTGCAGAATAAATAACATCTCCAACGACTGGTGTTAGATTTGATCCATTATGAAAATAAGTATTAGTTGTAGACTTACCACAAGGTGTATTATCTTTTGTTGGATTTATACTAAAAGACGTTGTGTATGGGTTTATTTTTTTTATTGACCATGATGACGTACTAAATGGTGATGACACAACTACAGAGCCATCTAAAATTCCTGTATTTTTTACGGTAATTATCTTTCCTTTTCCATTATTTACCAATCCATTATATGGTGAAGAAAGAGAAATCTCACTAGGTAATACTCCAGCAGCAATTAAGTCATCATAATTTTGTTGTGTATTTAGTCCTACATAACCAGTATCTTTTTGAATGTCTCCATTTACTATAAATTGAAATCTAGTTGGTTTAGAAGTTACATTATAATCAATACCACACCTTCCAGCATTATTATTAAAACTGATTGACATAGACCTATTACTAGTCGCTCCAATGTATGACGCAGAGTTTAGTATTTTATCTGAATAGTCCCACAAAAAATATGCATTTTCATAGTTATTTGGATTTAAAAATGTAAACTCACCAATAAATATCCCACTAGTTAAAACGACAGGTATCTCTGTAGCTAAAGATATTATTTCATCTGTCTGTGATTCATTATAGGATACATTTGATACAAGATAGTAAAGCTTATTGTTTAATGAAGGAGCCAACTCTTTTGTGGTTCCAGTTCCTCCACTTTTAATTGTAACTAACTGCCCATGAGACGGTGCTAGATTAACAATTTTCTGGCCAGTGTAAGAATCGAATAATGCAATACTTGAATCTGTAGAGATTACATTATTTATTTCTTTTATTGGTTGCCCAGAAAGTTCAATTGACTGATTTAATGTATTCATTTTATGCTGGTTTTATAACTACTATTGAGTCTACAATCGATGTATATCTTATTTCTCTAATTAAATGGTCAACATAACTTCCACAATAATGAACTCTAATTGTCATTTCTCTTGGATATATTGAAGATGAATTTATTTCTGGATTTACAGTTATATTGGAATTATTGTTTCCTTGCTCAAAGTTTAATTCCAACCAATTAGTTCCTGATCCAGCGTCAATTAATTGTATATTCCATTCAGCGTTTGAATTTATATTAAATAAGGGAATACTAATTAGAGTTCCATTATTTGAAAAAATTGTTAATGGCTTGCTTATTGATAAATAACATTTACGATTACTTGTATCATTAGTAGTTAGAGAGTACATATTATAATATGGATCATAGGCACCTATTTTTTGAGTATTAAGGTTTGAAGTTAAAATATCTCTAAAATAATTTTTCATTCCTTTTGATGATATCTCCATGATACCTTGATTCCCTATCATCTCTATTACAACACCCCTCTTAGCATCAGTAAAGTATATGTTATCAGAATTGACTGCAAAACTTGATGGGTCATTACTGATTCCATTGTCTAGTTGATATGGAACCTGATTACCAAGAACCTCAGGAATTGAAGCAACCTGTCCCCCACCAACCGCATCGACCAATAAATTTTTTCCAAATAAAACAGATGTTATCTTGTCTTCATGCAAAACTAATAAGTCAGAGTCTCTTGCGTATATTTTTTGTATAGATCCATAGTCCTTATCAAGATTCTTAAAATTAGCTATAGATAAATTAAATTCATTTAATCTATTAATAGATGAATCTCCACGAAATATTCCACTATAGCATAATGATGCAAACTTATCTTCTTCTTCATAATCTTCAATAACAGTACTCGCTCTTATGCTGTACTTCATTGTTGAGTTATTAAATGAATCTCTAATTCTATATGACTCTAATCCATTGCCATAACAGAACGCATTACAGTCAGTATTTTCAGATAGGTTATTTAATATTACCCTTGCATCTGATGAGCTAGACTGGTCTGACTCTCCTGGCGTTAAAACTGAACCTGAACCAACAGGAAGTGTAGACGGGAAACGAATAGTTATAGTCTTACCATCTATTATACTATATACAGTTCCAGTTAATCCACCAATGATTATCGGTTGAGTGACATAAAAATAGTGAAAATAACTTGAATTAAGTTGAATTTGAACGTCCAATCCAAGTGTACCAATAGCAGTGTTTGATGAGTATTGCCATCCAACCTTATGAAAACCTCCAATTATAGGGTATGTCTTCATTGTCTCATGGAATATAGGGGTCTCAACATCAAGTGGTACTGTCTCAACTATATATGTTGGGGACTCAGCTTGTTCTAGTGTAGCGGAACATCGATACATGCTAGAATTATCATCATCACAACCAGGATCTTGTATATTAGCAGGAAAAAATAAAACTGATTTATAAGTTGATACTCCATCTTGAGTAGTATTTGGATTATTAATCCAAGTATTTCGACCAGATGGACCACCATTTAGGGTAATCTGTGATCCAGTATATCTAAAAGAATACCTATTTTTATTAGGGTCTGTACCATTTGTGTTAACTACATCAATAGTTACACCTCCGCATTCCTCCCAAAAAAATTCTTCAAATGATGGGTATTCCTTAGATGCTGTTGGAAGTGTAGTAGTAAAAGTATCTGCTATATTACCACTACACCCCACACCTTCTTCGACTGTTATTTTTATTATTGCACCAGCATATATTTTACCAGAAAATCCTAATGCAAGTGTTCCATAATTATAAATAGCAAATGTATCTGTTGGCACAGGAGAAGCTACATTATTTGGAGATGGAGCTGGCATAGCAGCAGGTACGGCATACGTATTATAACTTGCTGTCGGGAGACCATCATTACCACGTGGAGATTTAATATCTCTTACAGGTTGTGCTAACATTCCACGAACATTAAAAACATACACGTCTCCCACTTGGTAATTTCCAACCGCAAAATTTAAAAATATATTGCCAATTGATATTGGCACCAATGTATTTATATTAATAGGGGTATTAGGAATAGGCAATGCAGGCAACCAATCATTTTGATTATCTATATTTGTATTTATTATATAATGTGTTGCAGAAGGACTATTGGGAGATAATGGATTGGGAACAATTTTTACCTTTAATCTTACGTCATTATTATTCCTGCCAGCAGGATTACTTTTCGTTAATGTAACACTTGGGGCCGAATTTCCTGATGATGTATATACATTAGACCCACCTCTATAAAAAACAGTATCGTAATGAACATTAATTGGATTGGCTGGAAAGCAATAAGGTATTTGACTTATCCAATATACATTGTTAATCGATGTAAATAATGGACTAGTAGTAGTAATTAATGCTGGTTCAGCTAAAAAAGATGATGCACTTATAGCGTCTGGCTTTATTTTTAAATATAGACCAGCAGGTGACGGAGTATTAATATCATTAGCTGCCTTAAGTTCAATTTCAAGAACCTTAAACTTCTTGTTTGTATGAGTTGGTACTGCGTTAGCTGTTTTAAATATAATGTACTCACCAACAGAAACTTTGTCTCTGTCAGACTCTGATATCTGTATATACCTGTACTCACCTTTTACTTGAAAAGATATAGGAAACAAGTTATAATAATCCTTTTTTGATTGTTTTATATACAACCTATAGTTTGTAGCCCAGCTTGGAGGCAAACTTTTTATTGTTGTTATTAATGAGTTTGCTGTACTTGATTTTGTTGGGGGTATAAAAACTGAGTTTGAACCATTGTTATTTAAATTCCCTGAGTTAGAGGTCAGCACGGTTGTTAGCCTTCCGTATTCATCACTATAAACAATACCTACCTCGTAGTCACGGTCACTCCTAAAGGTTCTTTTAGGATTAGCTATGGTCGCTACAGAACCATTTAGATTAATATAATCAACCTCATATTTTAAATCACTCACGTCTCTAAATTGAGTATAGTTTCCATATATCAATCTATTACCAACAATGTCTTGTGCTAGTGCTTTTAGTGGCACATTGTCAAACATCCTAGTTACCTGATCAGATGTTAGTGTGGCATATATTTTATTATTTCTAAAAACAAATGTATCACTTGAATTATCTGGAATATTTAATTCACTCTTGTTTAAATTCTCGATTATCACTACATTTAATGATCTTGTATCTCTAGCTAAAATTTGTATTTCTTTTACAAACTGATTTCCAGTTTCAAATCCAATCTGAACTATATTATTTTCATTTAACATTCCAATATTGTCACCAGTAGTTGGATCAAATGAAAGCGTCTTTGCATTAAAAGCAACAGATGAAAATGGTGACATTGAGCTAAACTCATTGTCAATATATTTATACCTATAACTAAAATAAAGAAATTTTTCTTCTAAGTTGTTTGATAAAACAACAGTATCATTACCTAAAAATATTGATGGACTATTTAGTGGTGGTCTTAACACCACATTAATGTCTATATTTATTCTTGAGTCATCAATTGAATATCCCCTAACCCTAGAGATGTTTATCCTTCTTGGTGGGTTTAGGTTATCTGTCCAAAACAAATAACTGCCACTTTCTGAATATATATAATTTACTCCTGTTATAAGTGATAGTGAGTCAAAATTCAACTGATTAGTAGTGCTACCTAAAATAAGATACGTTGTATTGCTGTTTTGATTGTATTCAAATATGCCGTCAAATTGATCAGATGTTACAAACCAATACAACAAGCTAAGTGGCTCGTATTTTACTGCACCGATTGTCTTTGCCCCTGTCACTACAAGTCCCCTATAGTTAAGTAAAAAAGCTGATACGTCAAATAACTTTTCATTTCCAAGTGCATTTTGAGCGGCACCCATATTAGATCCGCCAGTTGCCTCTATTGTTATGTTACTGGCAGAACGGTATTGACCATCAGGAAGCATCCTTTCGTCAATATCCTGGTTCATCTTACCAGCAATAAATGTTCTCTTACTTTCTGCCATGATTACTTAATCCATTTATCTTTACCTCTCAAGCTCATTAATATTCTTGATGGGTGCATGTTACTTAATCTAATTCTTGTATTCCTTAGTGTTGCCGTCTTTTCTTTTTTAGCTCTTGCCACTATATATTCCTGAACGCCATACTTATTGTTTAATACGGCCCACTTTAAGTAGTTGTACACGTACTCCTCTGCTAACTTGTTTATAGATATTTTTGTTGAGTCACCATTCTCCATGCCGTCTGAAATATACTCAAGAACAATAAATGCATTCTCAACTCCAGATGAAAAATCAATAACCCCAGACTCCTTGTTGATTGTGAACTTAGGGTTCATGTTTGCGTCTTCAGTGTTCATGCCATACCTTGATCCAATGCTATAATTAAAGTACCATTGACCATCACAGCAGTATCCCATCTGATTATTGTATATTCCTCCACCAGTGTACAACATGTTTTCACCTCTAAGGATGTCAAGCTTTGATGTGCCCGTTACAACCTCTCCATTAGAGTCAAACACAATGTCTAGGTTATTGTCCTGCAAGTAAGCAGTAGCTGACATAACGGTTCTGTTCTCAACCAGTGGAACAAGAACACCATTATTTAACATTGACATTCTAACGTAGCTGACATAGTCTGGAGGCATGATCATCTTTAGCTCAGTCCCAAGCTGTAGTTCTAAAACCTTTATGTTTCTTAGTGCGTCATAGTTAAGCTCCTGTATCGCTCTCTTTGCATGAAAAATAATTGTATATCGATCAACATTATTGACTAGCTTATCGTTCCCCACATACATTAGTATGAAGTTATTTACTATGTCAGATAGAGTAACGTACTGATATGATCCCCAATTTTCATCTTCAGGGATAGTTCCGTTATTTTTGTAGTACTGGTAATTAGTTATATATGACATCTACTATTGTTTTTGTTGTGAGTCTTGTATCTCTTCTGACTTAGCCGCCTGTACAACTTCCATCTCTCTAATTGAAACTCCAGCGTACTGTAATATCTTAATTACTAAACTTGAAAAATCACTCAATGGTAGCTCAAAGTCTTGATAAAATGCGTTACTAGGATTAAAGACTGGTTGACCAGCCGTGATTGAGTTGTAAGTCCACACTGGATCTTTTGGATATCTTAGGTACTGAGTTGTAACATTTGTTGAAATTGTTGTAGGATATACAATTAGAAGAGAACCGCCACTACTAGTACTAGTCATTGTGTATACTGGATTGTATACATCTGGAGCCGTTAAGTTTGAATTTAATAGTGCGGATATCTTTCTTTGGCTAACTTTTTCTACCTCAATATTATTATACATTACCTTCTCTAAATAATAAAAATCAAAAGGTAAAAGAAAATATGGGTTAGAATAAAATAATGCCGCAGGAACAGAAAATGAGTCAAGAACCTCACCTATATTTTTTGGAACATCTGTGTATCCCTCTCCAAACATTCTAGCGTTCTGCTTAACAATTGAGTTGGAGTAAGAGTAAATGTATTGTTCAAATATTTCAAGCTGTGCCTGTTTTGCAAATAAGTTGAATTCCTCTGGAGTAATGTAACCCCGATTGTCTTTACTTATTATTGACAGAACAGTATTTCTAACATCATTTATCATTGCAAGTATTTTTACAAAGATAAACAAAAAAAGGCACTCTAATTAAAAAGTGCCTCTTAGGTTTTAGATTGATTGCTATTAAGCTATAGCAATTCCTGAAACTGCAAACGGTAAGTTTGCAACAGGATAAGCTACATGAGTCCAAGGTGTTTGCAATGCACCAATAACTGCATCTTGAATTGCATCACGCATAGTTTCATTGTCTGCTGGTGCTGTAGCATGTGTAATTGTTACAACATCTGTACTTGTAGATCCTGATTTGTAATAAACTCCAACAGTTGTTGTTGATAATTGCTCAATTAATACAATACCTGTTGCAGATAATAATTGATTTTGTTCCGCTGTTACGGGGATACTTAAAAATTTTTCCATTGTTTAAAAAGTTTAAATGGGTTAGTAAAGTACAAATATACTAATTTTCTGACAACTTATCTTCAAGGTGTTTGTACAACTCTAAACCTTCATCTGACTGAAAGTATGAAGACAGCACATAAAGTGCATCCTCTCCAAATGGAACGGTAAGCAACTTCTTTTTATTGTCCTTGAAATTAAAGTATATCTCTTTTTTGTTGTTCTTGTAAATCAAATAACCATCAGATATTGCTCTTGCAGCTATATTGTTGATTCTTAGTGATGGGTCATTAACAGCCTCCATAAATTCTTGAGGATTACGCTTTGCAAATAACATTACGTCTCTCTTTAATTCAGTAGTCTTCATTGACTCAACATTTGATCCCATTAACAAACGAGCAACAGACTCTAGTACTGATATATCTAAGTCTCTAGCTGCTATCTGTGCGTCAAGCTGATCGTATAGCATAGTAACGTCTTCCTGTGCGTCTTTTTCATTGTCAAACTCATAGAATTCAGTTCCATTTCCTGGATGATAATATAAGAATTCCTGTAATACAGGATTTGTCTTTGGTACATTTAAAACACCGTCCTCAAATACAACTGGCTCTAATATAACGTTTTGATCTTGATCATCCTGAAAAGGAGTCTTTGAATTTCTTGCGTATCTAAGCGGATAGTTTATGTTTGTCTCTTCATCAAAATAAAGGAGCCTCTTTCTTGGGCTGTCTTTTGATGCTATGTAATAACTTAAGGGAGTTGTATCACTCTTTAATAAATAGATTCTGTCCTTAGACTCTAATTTTACTCTTTTAATTGTTTCCATTTTATATAATTTAATTTATTTTAAAAAAAATAGAGAGGGACACTGATGTCCCTCTCTTGATTTAATCCTATTACTTGAATAAGAAGAAGTTGTTTGCACCTAGTGTACACAAAGCTCTTTCAGACAAGAAGTGAACCTCCATTGCATCTAAATCGCTTGTTGCAGCACCACCTGCTGAACCTGTCATCCAAGTCTTGTAACGTCTGTCTTCAGTTTCAGATGCACGGTAACGCACGTGTAAGAACGGTCGTCTTGCATTTTTACCTAGAACTTGATCGTATACATTCATCGTACCAGCTGGAACTAAAACACCATTGATGTTACCAGCAACAAGACCACCACGAAGTGTAGCATCGTTTAAGTATTTCCAGTCAGTCTTGTAAAACTCATATCCTCTCTTAAATCCAGAGAAACCTAAGTTTAACGCCATCTCCTCAGAATTATCAAACAAACCGAAAGAAGTTCCACCAGATCCGTAAGAATTTTGAGCAGCTAACATATCATCGATGTCGAATGAGAATTGACGATTTAAGAACAATGCGTTTTCAGCAATAGCTCCTTGCTTGTCAAGACGTTGTACAATTGAATCAAAATCAGACAATGCAGTTGGATTACCTCCAGACCATACATTACCACGACTTTCAATAGCACTGAACATACCTTGAGTACCAGCAGCTACAGCTAAAGTAGATCCACCTGGGTAAGCAGCACCATTAAGTGCAGTAGCAGCTCCAGACCCTGATTCAGCAGGAACTCCTTCAACCATTGCCATCTCTAGATAATCTTCAAAACGTAGACGAGTCTCATGCTCTGACTTGATGTACCATAAGTATCCAGTTGCTCCATTTTCCGTAGTTACTTCAACCCATCCAACTTGTGCCATATCAGAACCTGAAACAGCATACTTATCTTTAATGATAATTGGCTTATTGTCAAAGAATAAATCTTGTGATTCGTTGCTTCCTGCCATTCCACCATCACCTTTTCTAAATTCTGAACCATATACAAAAGCAATAACATCAGTGGTAGGGTTAGCAAATCCAGGACTTGTTGCTGAGTAATAAGCAACAGTAAACTGATCTGCGTTAGGTATTGCAGTAATAATACCTTTTTCTAACTTATTATTAGAAGCTGAAGATAATATAACTGTTTGACCAAGACGGAATACATGTGTACCAGTACCAATGTCAAATGTTTGCAATCCTGTTGCAACAGCTCCTGTTACAGATACACCAGTATATTTTGTATGTAAACGACCTTGTTCTGCCCACTTGATCATGTCAGAGTTAGAAGGAAGTTCTGCACCAACCATACGTAAGAATGATGCGATTGATCTATTACCATAACGCTCAAATTCTTGCTCATATGTATCAGGTAGATACTGATTCAAGAATTGAAAGTTTGTAATATAATTTGTAGGCAATGTTGCCTTTACTGAGCTAGGTGTAATTTGTACACCTGGGCTTGCTGCTATTGATCCAGCCATAATTTCTAAGTTTTATTGTTTCTAATTACTAATCTATTTCCACGATCCGCTTCTACCGATCTTACCTGAAACCCTTGAGGTGGTGTTATAGACGTTGCATTACGAGTCATATCTATATTTTTAGACTCTCTTGCAACACCTTCTACCGCTTCAGACTTGCCTTTTTCATAAAAGAATTTGGCAAACTTCTCTGGGTTAGAGGCAACAGCTATAGAACGATGGAACATCTCAGCGTCTTGTAGGTAGCCATCATCATTTAAAAACTTGTTTATAAAGTTCTTTAATGTAGACTGCTCCTTCAATAGTTCTTGCGATTCAGCTGGCTTGTAAACTAACTTCTTATCTTCGTCTATACTAAACTTGAAACCTTCAAATTTGTCAGAAAACAATTCATTTGTTTTATCAGCAAAATACTTAGATCTACGCTCCTGATCCTGCTCGCTTGCAGTTGTGGTTTCTCTATATTCCTTGTAAGCTTTATAAGCATCTTTTTCTTCTTGTGGAACAAAAGAATCACCTGACTCAAGTGGCACTTTGTACTGTTCTTTTAAGTTGTTAAAATACTCTTTAGCTTTGGCAAGCTCTTTTTTCTTTGCTACTTGTTTTCTTTTTACGTCTTTTTCATCATCAAAATCCTCATCAAAAGAGAACTTGTTTTGAATCTCCCAACGAACATCATCAGAGTCTAGCTCCTTGTTTTGTTCTTTATAAAAATCAAAAAGCAAAGTGTCTTGGTCCATTGAATCATAATCTTTACTAAGATTCATAAAATCATTTATCCCTCGACCTGTTTCTTTTTTATACTTCAAGAATGCTGAAACGTCTTCAGGTAGTTCTTCATTTACCTGTCTCTGTTCCCATATATCATCAAGAGATGATATCTCCTTGTTGTATCTTTTTCCTAAGTAAGATATGATTTTATTTTCATCAATATCTGCCTCAGGAACTTCTGCAATATTCACTTGCTCTTGCGGTTCACTTTTAGGGTTTAATTTCTCTTCGTGTTCCTTGAGCAATTTTTCTTCAATCTCAACTGCTGACTTTTCTTCAAACTCAACAGCTCTTACTTTAAATTCACCTTCCATTTTATTTAATTTAATATTTTACAAAGTTACAATTTATTTTATATGTACTTTTTAATGGTACACAACCTAAATTTATCTAGGATTAAAAGATTCTAAATCAAATCCATCCAACGAATCTTCAGTACTCTCAAAATCAATTGGAGGTAAGTTATTTTTTCTTTGGTTAATCAATTCAGACTGTCTAGTAGCTTGAAGATCAACTCTTTTATCCTTAGCCTTCTCTTTATCTTTGTCTCTATTCAACATACCATCAACCTCAATTCCTTTTAGTTGCATGTTATACTGAAATTCTAACTCCATCAAGCTTCTCTTAGCTTCAACCTCAGCCTGCATTGTTTTTATAGCGTAGTTTGCCTCAGCTTCCTTTAACTGCATCTTAGCTTGTGCCTCAATCTGGAATAGCTGTGCCTTCTGTTCAGCAGCCATTTGTTGTGACTGCATGTTCATCTGGCTTTGCATCTGCATCTCTTCTTGTTTCTGCTTCTGCTGTGCCTCCATTCTTTTTCTACGCTTAACCTTAAGCATCTCATTTGCTAGCTTCATGTTATTGATCATTCTAATGTCAATAGCATCTTCTAAGTCAATTGTTTGCTGTTGTAGTGCAATCTGTATGTTCTTCTCTAGGTTTAGTTTTTGTTCTTCGTCTGGAGATATCTCTATAAATATTCCAAAGTCATGTAGATATAATTCCTTTATCTCATCAAGAATACCAACGTTATACTTTCCTATCTGCATAGAGAACTCCTCAACAAAGTCAGAGTACTCAAGTATGTCTCCAATTCTTAATGATATACACGTTGCCAATCTTTTTGTTATAGATAGACCAGCCTCTAGTATGTGCCTTGTTGCTGTATTGGAACTTAGTGCTGCCATCTTCTGTATTCCAACTAGTGCATCTGGATTAGGTGTTGACCCATCCCTAGCCTCATTTATTCCAGTAACGTCACGAATCATGCTTAAGTTATGATTGTAGTTACCAATAAGTGCAGCTATCTTAGACTGACCACTATTTGTATTTAACTCCTGAATAGGGATCCTAGCATTATTAAAGTCACCATCTTGTGTGTAGCTTCTACCTATAACACTACCAGTCTGGAAGTACATCTTTAATGCATCTTCTGGATTGTATGCTGCACCTGTACCCAAGTCAACTTCATTTATTCCGTCAGCGTCAATAAAGACTCCATCTGGAACAATTCTAGCCATTACCTGTTGTAGCTTAAGGTGTGTTAGTTGTATCTGATCTGCAAATGGTATCATTCTCTTAACAAGAGACTCAACATTACCCTTATACATTCTAGGTGCGTATGCAATATAATTAGGCATTGCGTTCTGTGAAGCTGACTTTGGTCGGACCATGTTTTTCATCATCTCCCACTTTATCATCTTGTTAGACCCACCAACTAATATACCATCGTACCACACATCCTTAACAGACTCTATCTTCTCGTACATCATCCCTTCCTCAACTGGAGGATTAAATGATGAATCTTTTCTTATTACCTTTTCGCCACCGTTCTCTAATATTTTTTTCTTCCAAACAAACTTCATGTCTGTCTTGTAGTTAACATAAAGAAGTGTTACGACTTCATTTAAAAAAGCATCGTCCTGATACGTTTTTATTATTGGAAAATAATCATACCAAGCAGAACTAGCGTTTCTTATCTCAGTTAATTCTTCATCTGTTAAGTTTGGATTGATCTTTCTTAGTTCGGTATAGTGAACCATCTTTACCTCTCCGAAATAATAACAGTCAGAAAAATCAGGTCTTTCAGTGTAGCTATGTATCCAATTAGCAGGGTCTACATACTCAACGTTTACGCCATCATTAATCAAAAATGAATGCTTTACTACGCCAAGACCAATAGTAGTCATGTCATAGTCAATAAGGCTTCTTGTTTCTGAATACTCATTCATCTTAAGTATAGTATCTATCGCCATTTCTTCCGCAATTTCAATGCTAGGCTTATACTTAAGTTGCATGTACAACGATAATTCCTCATCGTTTTCTGGTAATTCATTTGGATCAACATTAAATGCATCAACTCCAAATTCAGACTTAGTTAGATTAAGGAAGTCTTTTGCGATCATGTCTGACTCGATCATGTCCTGAAACATGTTCTTGTGTTCAGCAGACATAACATCTTGAGCCTCAGCCTTAATTGTAAACAGTCTGTCAGACATTCCGTTAACAACAATATCAACAAACTTCGGAATAATAGGTATTGGCGACCAGTCAAGATTTAAGTGAGACAGGTCTCCATCTATAGATAGCTCGTTTTTATATTTTTGAATTGGTTGTTCACCCCTAGCGTATAATCTAAGTGAATGATAATTACCCCATTGATTGTAGAACCTACAACTATTTGTATTTTTTTTAAACCACTCTCCCTCAATCGCCTTTGCTACCTTTAAGCCATATTCAATTGTTGCTTTTTCTTCATCGGTTGCGTTCTGATTTGGGAATGATCGTTGTTGTATTAAAACTGATGGTTTATCCATTATTTTTTTATTTCGCTTCGGTTGCCTGTATTATCGTATCTTGCAAATTTAATACTTATTTTTGTATTTGTTTTCTCTTGATTAACGATGTACTTTTTTGTAGACATAATTGCAAGACCAGAACTAATTGAGGCATCGTGCTTTGTTCTGTTGTTTATATCAAACCTAGCCCAGTCTTCAAGAGTCTTTGTAAAATACATCGACCCCATAGAATCTTGGTCACGGTACGTACCCTCAGTATCCATGCCCACGTACTCTTCAATGTAAGAGCCAATAGCTGCCGCATGGGCTTGTTTTACGTCCTCAGATGAGTTAGGTATACCACCGAGCTCTATCTCTGTCTTAGAGAGCTTGCTGTAGTGTTTATCTGGACGATTAATTGAGAATGGTCTGTAGCCTCTATTTTTAAAGTGATACAGTAGCCTTTGCTTATTGTTCTCAATTAGTATTGGCATACCATAAAATACACACGCCATAAGAACATCCTCAAAGAATATCTCCGCTGTCTGAGGCCGTGCTATATACTCTAAAAAAAATTCATTTGTTGGTGCGTTTTCCATGTGAAACTTAGTCATTCCATGAAGAGCACCATTCGATCCACCACCACCTACAACTCCAGATATGTCATACGGGTCACACCCAAACGATCCAATGTTTTCATTTCCAGGATACTTTAATCCCTTCCTATCTATTACGTTGTTTCTTTTGTTCTGCTCTGGTATCCATGACACAAGAAATCTACCCTTCTGATCTGGGGTCCATACAACAGTCGTGTCTGGCTTACCGTCCTTCCAGTGGAAGTAACCCCTAGTTAAGACTCTATCCTTTATTAGTGAGTCGTTATAGTCGATCTGCTGGTAGATCTTTGTCAAGTTAAATAATGACTGCTTTGACTCATCCCTAAATGCATGAGACTCAGTCCTTGGAAACTGACGATAAAATTCATTTAGTGCGTCAGCATCAGACTTCAATGCAGTAACCTCGTTTGTCCACCAAGTAATAACACCGTTAGTTATTTTTTCTCCGTCCATTCCAATAACTGGTGTTTTGGGATCTTCAAAGACTGGCCATCCGTACCTATCAATGTACCCCTCAATATTCCATTCCATTGGTATAAATAAAGAATACAATCCCTGCTTGGTTTGACCATTGGCAGATCGTGATGCAGGGTTACTATCGTTAAATAGTTTCTTAAAATTATCACCACCCTTAGACAATGCATTTGACGTTGAGCCCATCATGCACTTACCAACAATCTTTGATCCCAACCTAAGACAGGTCTTTGTTACACGCCAATTGTTTAAAATGTTTTCAGGCTTCTCCCACTTTCCAGATTCATCATGAACTAGCAATAGTAATTTTTCACCGTCATAACTATTGTCAGCTGTGTTCTTCCAGTCAATCGTAGTATCAAGACCATCAATCTCTTCAGTCTTTTCATCGTCCATGTTCCTTCTTGTAATCTTTGAGGCTGGAACTCTAAACGCAAGCTCGGTCTTTGGATTGTCCATACCGTCTTGAATAGGCTTGAAGAAGAATGGGTAGTTACGTATTATTGGAACAACCTTATCGGTAAACATTTTTTTTGCGTCAGAACCTGTTTTAGATAGTATACCAATTCTAGAGTCACGCACTATTGTTCCAGTGCTACAAGACTCAGACGAGCTCATAAAAGAAAATCCAGAACGTCTGTTCTTTAGGTAACACATACCAAAAGATCTGGCATCAGCCTTACAAGCCTCCCAGAAAATATAAAATATCCTGTTTGACTCACGAAAATCAGGAAGTCCTACGTCTATCTTTGTCCACTGTAAGTACATGTAATGACTACCAGTTACGTAGGTAGGGGTGTTATTATTCATAAACCAATAGCCATACTCCCTCTTGTCAAACTCGCCCTCGACTAAGTCTATATACCGTGACTTAAAAACATTGTCTCTCCTATTCCAATCAAAAATAGTTTTTATTTTTTGTAGCTCTTCAGGGTATTCTTTTGGAGTCCAAACATTGTTAAAGTTGTCTACCTTGATTGGAGTGCTTGGGAGTGCAACCTTTAGACCCCCTATTTCGTATATCTCACCTATAGTGCCGTCCTTAGATACTACAACAAAGTCATAGTCACTGCTGTATCCGTAAGCCCATGCTTTCTTTTTATTCCTATTAGTTACAACACTCTTAGGAACTTGATCTAAAACAACCCTGTATAAGTTATTTTCCATTCTTAGCTCTTCCTTCGGCAAATCCTTGCCTTCCATGATCAATCTTAACGATGTCTACATTTTTATCTTTGTTCTCCTCCTCCTCAATCTTATGTAGCATAGATAGTGCATCGTCAAAGGCTAACTTTTTAGCAGATGCTGCATTTTTTAATTTATCAGCTGTAAGGTCATCCTCAGCATGAGTAATAATTGGCTCCATCAGAACCTTAATAAGCTCGTCAATAGCCTTCTTACCAGCCTCAAGTATCTCTATTTTTTTAGACATATGTTCCTGTTGTACATTCTGTAAACTAAATCACCGTTTATCTTAAACTCATACTCGCTGTCTGGAGTAAATGAAACTACATCACCAACCGATACGCCCTCTAATTCATTATTGGTAAAGATTAGTTCACCCCATAATTCCTCAAGACTACCCAAAGACGAGAACACCTTATCCTCTGATGGGATTGGCTTCACAAAACAAAATGGTGACGGTGCCATCCAATCAGATTCACCTGACTTGTAAAGGTACAGTTGATCGTCCTGAACAATAAAGAAGTCGTCAAACAAGTAGTTCCAACTACTCTTTTGTCTACCCTTCATGTCGTAGTAAAACTTAAATGTGTTGTGATGAACAACCACTATGTCCCCTGGCATTATTGGTCCAGTGTAGTACATTGGTGTGCATATTACCTCAGCAAACCTATTTGTAGATTTGTGGTCCTCCTGTGATGAGCTTATGACAAATGGCTT